TTAAGAATGGCGAAGTCGATAAGATTTGGTCTGATTGGTACGCTTTTGAAGAAAAGGCTAGTGCATAAGAGGTAAATGGATATGAATTTACTTACGTTTCTTTCTTTGATCACTGATGGTACAAGCGTAGCTCTTTGGGATGACTACAATGAGCAAAAAATCAAGGATTATTGTAAGCGAGACCAGATTTCAATTTCAGAAGCCAGTCGATACGAAGTATCGTTTTTTACGGCAGATGAAGAAAGTATGATTACGATTTTTGTGCATTAAAAAGATTGATAAAAGGGAGATTCTAGATATGCTGTACTGTTATGATAACGAAACCATAAAATGGGAGAATGATGGTGTGAACTACTGTTTACATATTTGGGCGGATAACGGCGAGGAATGCAATCCGCGTGATTGTGATCATGATTCTATTATGGCTTGCTTTTATGGTCGCTATCGTCTCGGTGATGCCATTGATTCTAATACGCCGGAAGAGTTTTGGAACAATCTCGTCTGGAAGTATTGTGATGATAAGGAAGTTCTTGATGCGCTTGTAAACAAAAAGCTGTTTGATACATGTGCAATTCAGTATCATGATCTGGATGACGATAATGACTATTGGGCAATCTGTACCAACAATTCTGAATCAGACGATTGGATTCCGAACGAGGAAGAATATAGTTGGAAGAGCTTGTTTTATGATGACCTTGTTCAGTATTCGAGAGGAGAGTTCTCTATTCGTGATTGCATGAAACTGCTTGAAAAGAAAGTGGTTTGGTTACCGCTTTGGATTTATGAACATAGTGGAATCACGATGAGTTGTGGAGAGCGGATGTATCCCTATAATGATATGTTTGATTCAAGCTGCGCAGGGTGGATTGTTACTGTTCTTTCTGATTTTAATGAACAGAATAAAGCTATTGCAGAACAGAATATGAAGCTTGAGGTTAAAGAATACGACAACTATCTAACTGGCGAAGTGTATGGGTATACGCTTTATGAACAGGATGGTTTTGTGGAAGATGATGTCGAGGAAAGCGCTGAACCTAATTGGGTTGAAATTGATTCTTGTGGTGGCTTTCTTGGAGATGATCCTATTCAAAATGGTATGGCCTATAATGCTGGGAACGGACTGGAAGAAGCAATCGAGAATGGTAGCTATGAAAAGGGCGAAGCAAAACGAATTGTTACAACCAGTTGGCGCTTTTGATAAATGTTGAATTTTAGGAGGAAGATATCATGGATGACAATATGATGGAACGTCAGATTGCTGATTATATGGTGAAACATGGTACTGAAAATACGAATTATGGCACATGGGTGTTTGAGGTCGATGAACTGGCGAAAAAGTTCAATATTACAGAGAAATGGATTCAGGAACATGAAGACGGTATTATGTCTGAGCTGTATCTCAGAGAAGAAGTAGCTGACGTTGAACGTGAATTAAGCGGCAATGATATGACTATCACACTTTTTGATGTGGATTTCTACACCAACTATTGCCCTAACTATATTGAAGACGAACAGGAAAAGGATGATGACGTAAATCAATATTGGTTTGCTGAAACACGTTGGTGTATCGATGACGTTATTGATGCAGCAAAAAGAAAATGTATTGTATTAAGCCCGCAACAGGCTGAACAGTGGTGGCTGAAAAACGAGAAGTGGTTTAAGGATACTCTTACTGAGTATGGCAATGAGATTCTTTTTAATGCAAATTTTAGTGAGGTGTAAGTTATGTTTGTAGTGGTTAGAGATTATTACGATGAAGATGTAATGGCTTTTCCCAAATGTGAACTTTGCAAGACATTTGTTGATGCTCGATTAGCAGTTGGTTATGCTGACAACCTATACTCTGATTATAAAAATGAAAATCGAGACGAAGATGCAAGTTATGACTTAGACAAGATTAGTTTATATCCTTCAAAAGATGATTGTAAAAATATTTGTGGCTTGCAAGTAAAGCCAAATCCGAAATATGTCGTTGGCGAATATGCAACGAATTGTTTTGGAGATGGATATCATAATTATTATTGTGTTGTTGAAGTGTAAAAGGAGAGTTTTATTATGAAATATGACACTCAAGCGATGGCCGAGGTCCTTTGTAAAACAGCAGGCGTTGAATATAGCTCTGATTTGGAAAAATTGCTGTACCATTTAGATGTTCAAGCACAAAATCCTTACAATGCAGATTTTCGGCGTACAGGTTTGGCTATCATTGCAAAAGTGTGTGAGGAGTTGGAAAAACGATAATGTATTACCATCTTGAATATTCTGTCAGACATTTTATGTACGGCGATACATATAGAGGACATGAAATATATCCAACAAAAGAACTGCGTGATGCGGAACTTAACTGGATGAAAACGTGTTACAGCAAGCCGACAGAACTTGTCTATGCAACGTATGAAACCGAAACACTTAATGAAGATAAGATAATAATATAAAGGAGAATGAATATGACAGCACGAGAGATTGCAAGAGATTTTCTTTCTAAGATGAATCCTTCTGGATGGAATGGAATTGGTGATAAACCAAATGATTTGGATACAAGAATTATTACTTATAAGATTGATGATGATGTGGAACTTGATTTATCTATTGAAAATATTGCTTTCGAGGACGATGAAGATCCTGAGTGGACTACTTGTTGTGAACTTCGATGGTGCGATGATGGAGAATTGCTTGAGATTTTTAGTTCGGATAGTATTTGTGATGAAAGGGAGATTGCTTTTACTATCGTGGATTGTTGTGGACGCGAAAGAATTTCTTTTGAATAAATAAAATCGAGGAAACAAATATGACGGCACGTGAGATTGCAGAAAACTTTATCAAAACTATGAATCCGTCCAGGTGGGATGGTGTTGGTCAGAAACCTGATGATTTTGATATGGAAACTAAAACTTATATTATTGATGGATTCTATAATTATAAGATTGATATTTTCTATGATAAGAATGACAAACTTGGTTACGTTGTTATGCTTGAAATAAGATGGGCAGACGATGGAGAGCGAATTTACGTTTATGATATTCAAAGAATCAATTCTGAAGATGCAATCGAACACTCAATCGATTCTCTTGTTAGTTATTTTTAATAGAATCGAGGTTTTAAAAATGTGGACTTTTAATAGGATTTATCTTCGGGAAAGTTGTATTTTGCTTGTTGAGGAGGACGGAGAAAAAAGTGCAATCACAACAAGTGCATATGACTTAATAAGAATGTACAATAACGGCGAGAGTGAATGTCCTAGTGATAACGCAAAGGTTATTTATTGCTCGATTTTTAATGTAAAAATGAAATGTAAAACGTTCAAAGAACTTATGAATATGCTTGAGAAAATTGTAGCTGATTGTTGTTGAGGTTTTAGATATGAAAAATAAAGCAGTGGTTGTTGTTTATGACGATACGATGTGCAATGGCCCTTACCGTGTAGAACACAAAACAATGGAAGATGCGGTAGAGTCTGTTAATAATGATTTTGAAGGTTTGATGAAAGAACTGCGAGACGAAGGCTATGAACCTGAATGGATTCGTGACGGCCATCATATGCTTGAGGTTTATGTTCCGAATACATCTATTAACGCATGGTGGGATTTTGAGTAAGGAGAATTGAAAATGAAAATCAAACTTGAAATCGAAAATGACTGTGGGCTCTTTAAAGCAAACAATAATGAAGAACCTGATCGGTTGAAAATCTATGATAGTGATGGTGAGTATACCGAATATATCTATGTAAGCGATGTTATTGTAGAGGAAATGGATGATCTTTATTTGGCTGCAACAAATAAGGATTCACATTATGTGGCTACTCGCTTGGCAAAACTGCTTTACAATCAAGGGGCTGAGATTGTAGGCGTTATTGATAATGCAGATTTCGGCCACCTCTATGAATTGTATGGGAAAGAATTTGTGAATCGTATTGGAAACTGTGCATTGGTGATTAAGGAGATTTAAAAATGGATACTAACGAAATCAAAATGTTTGAGCAGAAGATGATTGACAGTGCATTTATTGACGCTGTTGATTATGATCCGAAGGTGGCTGCACGAGCTGTGGGAGCACGTAAGATGAAAATGAAGGGTGTATGCTCTTTTAACGAATACATTGGTTATTTGCAGACGATTACCGGCAATGCAAAATTGTTCTGGAAATATCAGTTTTGAGGTGACGATTATGAGTGAATTTGAAAATCATGTTTTCGATGTTTGGAATCGTTTTGTAAGAAATTTACCTTGTTATCCAGAAGAAGGTTGTGACCGCTGGTGTGACGGTGAGAACATTCTATGCAAAACAAACGAAGATGCTCAGAGTGTTGCTGATTATATTGATGAAAAGGCTGGAGCGTCAGTATCTGCTACTGGTTTTTATGACCCAGAAGAAGATAAACGAATGGGGTGTGTAGATAAGTACACCGGTTGGTATTACGTCACGATTTGATAAAACAGTTCTTCTAGGAGGGAAGATAAAATGAATGAAAAGCAATTTGCAATTGATACACCTATCGGAAAGATTATCGCAGAAGGCATTACAGAGCCATATCCTGAGATTGTGATTTACCTTAAAAGAAATGATGGCGAAACAATTAACCTGTCCAGTATCAATTACGAAAGTTGTGGTGATATTGAAAGTTATCTTTGGATGGATGTGTTCAGTGATGAGTACACGAATCATAAGAGCTGGCCGTTTGAAGATTTGACCGCAGATTTTTCTTAATAAATATAAAGGAGTAAAACAAAATGACTACCAACAATCCTATGACCGTAATAACCTCAAAGTCCTTTGGCGCACTGAATGTGGATGTGTACCAGAATGACAAGCACCAGTATTACATGACTCGTGAACAGATTGGTGCAGCGCTAGAGTACAATAATCCTAATAAGGCAATTCAAAACATCCATGTTAAGAATACGGATCGTCTTGACCCTCTTTCAACATTCCTCAAACTGAGGAAAGTTGAGGGCGGAATCACGAAGGAACGTGAATATATTGTTTACAGTTTGCGTGGTGTTATGGAAATCTGCCGTCTGTCACGTCAGCCGAAAGCAGATGCGTTCATGGATTTCTGCTGGGACATTATGGAATCTCTGATGCGTGGTGATTCTGTTTTGGCTACTCCTAAGATGGATGCTGCACTGAGCAAAGAATTCATTGATGTAAGACTTCACGCTCTGTTTGATAGTATGAAGAACCTTCAGAATGAACTTAATTCCACCCGTAAGGATCTCAGTGAACAGATTGAGGAGGCTCGCGCCACCAGCAATGAAGCGCTGAATGTGATTAGCAGCGTATCTCAGTGTGTCCATCAGATTAAGGACAAGCAGATGGATAATGCAATTCGTTCCACCAGAAACTTTACTCCTCGTAAGGATGTGATGAGCGACTGGCGTAAGAAGATGTATGAACGTATCAATGTGATTGCCGCAATCAATGAAATGAAGGTTCAGGATGTGTTCCGTGATATTTACGAATATATGAATCGTGTCTATACCTTCGTTATTGAGGAAGAGCGCAGAAAGTATTGTGCAAGAACCGGTCGCACTGGTCACATTCCTACGATTGATGTGGTTGAAGCAAGTACGATGTATAAGTCCATCTTTGGTGCCTTGGTTGAAGATTCGTATACTGAAGCAATCAATAAGAAGAAGGAAGAGACCGCTGATCAGAAAGCTCTGCCTGAAGCTAAGGCTGTTGAAGCAGCTCCTGAAGTGGATGTTTGTGTTGCTCCTGTGATTGATGTAGAAGCCAAGGAAGTTGACCCTGAGTCGGTTGTAGAGGAGAAGCCTAAGAAGCAGACTGAGACGGCAAAGGTTCTTTTCCCTATTATGCTTCCTCTGGCAGAAAAGCTTGGTGATAAGCCGCAGTACAAGCACACTTACACTCTGATTTATGAGCGTATTGGCTATAAGAAAATGAGTAATTTGTTTGTGGCTTACGAAAAGGCACACGGTAAGGCACCGCATCCGAAGACTAAGGTGTTTATCGAAAATGAAAAGAATCTCGCGCTGTTTAAGAAGACTGTGAAGCAGCTGATGAAAGAACAGGAGAATCAGTAAATGTACGTAATATCGAATGGTCACAACTATATTATGAAACGGAAGGGAGGTCGAATCTGTGCCACCTGTGATATCAATCTGGCATTGCAGTTTGAATCCAAGGGACTGGCAATCTGTGAAATCAACAAGCTTCCCGCCTGGTATAAGAACGGACGCTATGCACCGAAATCTATGGATGAAGCTACCATTGCAGGCAAGAGTCCGAATATAACGGCTCCGGCTGTAAAGCCGAATACATACGCGTTTCACATGGAAGATTCTGAATGGCTGGCAGAACTTAAAAAGAATTTGGTTATCACAGATAAAACCATGTGTAATCTGAAAGAGATGTATTCAAAAGTGTACGGTGATTTGACTGCTGCAAGTGATGAGATTGATGATCTTGAGCACGCTATTGAGTTTAAAACTGTAAACGCAGCGCAAGGCTATCAGTTTATGGCAGAACTTAAAAAGGCTCGCCGGAAGCGTAGAGAAGCTAAGGACGCGAAGCTTTTGCTTGAGATCGTTATGAATACAGAAACCAGAGAATGGGGAGATGGCAAGTTAGAGACTGCAATTGAGCAACCTGGCACTCGTCAGTTTACTCCGAAGGTTCGTAATGATTTATTTGAAAAGAATTGAGGTACATAAAAATGCCTACTATCAGAGGAAACGGACACTGTAAGGTTTGTGGTGCTCCGGTTGCTGTAAATCATGAGTATTGTGATCATTGCCGCAGGATAGTAAGAATCGAAGCGCGACAGGCTTATGAAAGAAAGCGACGAGAACAGGAACGAAGCAAAAAGCCAGTCTTGACATTTAGTGATGTTGTCAAACTTGCGGATGCCGAGGGATTGTCTTACGGAAAATACTGTTTAAAATATGGGATTTGAGGTGAATGTGATGAACGCACTTGAGAATGAAAAGGAAAACGAGAATACTGTTGCTTTTGATTTTTCTGAATATGATTCTTCCAAGGAAGAAAAACACCAGAAAGTAATCAAAAGGAATTATAACTTGACTCGGATCGAAGCGAATCATGGAACGGTTCAGCCGATTAAAGACAAAGAAGATATTAAACGTGTTTCAGAATATTTCTGGATTAAACGTCAATATCGTAACTGGTGCCTATTCAATGTTGGATGCTGTACAGGATTTAGAGCAAGCGATTTGCTTCGCTTGAAGGTTTCTGATGTAGCAGTAACAGATATGGATGGAAATGTTGTGGTGAACTTTAATACAAAACTTCGCGTTAAAGAAAAGAAAACAAAGAAGTATCGCATTCTTAAAGTTCCCGCTCCGGCACTGAAATGTATTCAAACTTACATCAATGCTGACGGTTTATCTTATGATGATTGGCTTTTCCCGTCTCGGCAAGGTAGTTGGAAAAGCTCTATGAGAACAAACGGCGGAACAAGCGTAAGTAAATCTGATGTGTTCCGTAAGTACGATGCAAACCCAAAAGAGACAGGAGACCCACTTGATGTGGATTCTTTTGGTAGGATTATGCGTCAAGTCGGTAAGGAATTAAATCTTCCTATCCAGCTTGGCTCTCATAGTTGTCGTAAAACCTTCGGATATCAGTTTATTGCATCTCATCCAAATGATATAAAAGCCTTGGCCTGGTTACAGCATAGTCTTAATCATAGTAGTCAGGCAATTACGCTTCGCTACATTGGTCTGGATGAAGAAGTGGATGATGAATACTACTCTGGGATTGATTATGGCGTGGACTGCCATGAAAACTCTTGAGGTGTGTTATGGCAGATACTTATATTAAAATCTGGGATACTTACGAGAGCTACTTTGAACCCCTTAGTGCTGCTGAGGTGGGGCGTTTGGTACTGGCGATGATGAAATATAAATCGTCTGGAACGGAGCCTGAACTCAACGGAAATGAGCGGTATGTGTGGCCTGCTGTGAAGAGAGATTTAGATAAAGATGCCGAATACATCGAAGGTAAGAGGATTTCTGGTAAAGCTGGTGGCTCATCAAGCAAGCGTAAGCAAAACGAAGCAAACGCAAGCAAAACAAAGCTAGAAAAAGAAAAAGATGAAGAAAAAGATAAGATATCGTCTTCGTCTTGTGATGATACGACAACGACGAAACCTATCGATGATGTTTTCCGAGAGAATATCGGGAAGCTTGGTGTTACTGGTCAAAAGGCTTTAGCAGAATATGTTGAGCGCATGGGTGACGAACTTGTGCTTGCTGTGATTGGTAAGTGTTCGGATCTGGGTGGTAGTACATGGGCTTATGTGCGAAAAGCTTTGGATGAAGCAGAATCTCTTGGTTGCAAGACTGCTGATGATTATCGCCGGGCTTGTCCGATAGGGAGTGGTCGTAATCTTAGAGTGAGTAGGGAGATGCCTAGCGGTGGTGATTGGCTGAAGAACGCAACGCATAGACGTCCGCTGATAAAGAAAGACGCTTAAAAGTAATATTTTAGGAGGAGCTTATGGGTAATTGGTACAAAGTATCAGGTCAATACGATGACGGTTGTAAGGTGTATAAGAAAGACTATATCGTCTTTGCAGAGTCCAGCTCTGATGCAGAACAAAAGATTTTTCACTTGAAATTGCCGTATGATTGTTCTTTTTTTCCTTACACGGTAACTCAGTTGATTAAAAATATTATTTATGAATTTTAATAAAAGAGTGATTTTAGGAGGTTTGAATTATGGGACTGTTACTTGGATTGGGTCTGCTTGGCGCAGCGTTTGGTATTGACGCAGTAAAGCAAGCACCGTTTGATAGAGCGTATCGCCGTCTGGAAAATGAATGGGGAACCTGTACATCGGAAGAGAGTAGGCGGTGTGATGCTCTGAAGTATGCCGTACAGAATGGTTTGTGCTTTGAGGACGAAAAGAAGCCTGTGATTGAGTGGCAGAAGCTGAGGGATCTTCAGTGGAAGTATCAGCTGGCTGGGATCTCTTGGCCGAGAGAATCTGCAATTCGAGACGTGTGCCGTCTGGCGGCTCGTGACCGTGGATTTGAGTACAAAGGGTATCTGCGAAACACGTTGACGTTTGGTTATATCACTGATCCGAAAAATATTTGCAAACTTGGTATCGTAGATTGAGAGGAGATTTGAAAATGAATAACACTCGTAGAAAAGCTATCCGTAAATCTATTCAGGACATCAATGAAATCATTCCAAGAATCAATGCACTGGCTGATAGTCTGAAAAGCATTGTAACAGATGTTGAAATCATTAAAGCTGACATTGAATGTATTCAGTATGATGAAGAAGACGCTCGTGATAACATTCCTGAAAATTTGCAGGATAGTGAACGGTATTGGGCTTCTAATGAAGCGTGTGATAATCTATCGGATGCAGTGACTGAACTGGAAGATATTTTGGACAATCTGGACGTTTCGTTTGATGAAGTTATTGAATATCTTAATGGTGCAAAAGAATGATTAAGGCCACGTATCCATTGAAAAGAAATGCGTGGGCTGTGTTCTTGTACAGAGGTAGGCAAGTTTGTTCATACCTACTGCGTAATAGCAATCTTGGGGACAAAGAACGCATGGTAGAACTGCTGGCACGAAGGTACATGACAGAGCCTGAGAATATTGTTGTAGATATTGAATTTAGAGACTGAGGTGATAAAGAATGACCGCGTTTGTAATGTTTGCTTTTAATGTGGTACTGATAATAGCAGTGAATAGTAATCCGTTTGTGTTTTGAATGGGAGGTAAATATGAAAAAATACTTAAATTACCAACGAGGGCTGTTTGGTTTTGGTGGAGCCAATGGAATCAGTAGCAGGATTGAATTTTGTGGGAAGTGCATTCCCGGATGGAAGATTTTTTATGAAAAATATGGTTATAAATATCCTTGGCAAATGTGGTTTAGGAATCCATGGTTTGATAATCGTAGCGGCTACGATAAAATGCTTGACCAGTATAGATTATGGTTCTGTTTTATGTGGTTCAGTTTCGATATTCGTATTGGAAAAAAGTAAATATGATAAAACCTAAATTCTTTGGAGGGAAAACTAAATGATTGTTACTATGTATCGAAGAAAATGGAAATTCTCGGTGATGAGTGCAGAAGATGCAGAAGACTTTATCCGACAGCCACATTTTGAACGGATACGGTTTATCTCAATCACTGAAGCTAATGGTCATCATATTGATTTTCATAAGTGTGAGGGCAATATTACTTTTCTCCCGCTGAAGTTTGATGATTGCACTACTGATTTAGAAGGCACCTGTATCACTGATATTCAGGCTAAGGATATCGTGAATTTTGTTCTGGATAATCACGAAGCAGATAAAACCGATTGGTTCTGCGTGAATTGTGCTGCTGGTGTATCGAGATCTGCCGCTGTGTGTGCTGCCATCATGAGAATCTTGTGCAATGACGATATGCCGGTATTTACCAACAGTCATTTTTGCCCGAATATGACTGTGTATAGAGAAGTGTTGAACGCTTGGATTGATCGCCTATCTGATGAGAATGACAGCACTTCGACCGAGGTATGGAATTCTGTGAATCAGGATATTGTAGAGGAGTAAAACATGAAATACACAAAGCGTGAAATCATTAGCGCATATCGAATTCTCACGAAGAATATTCAGCAGAATGACCTCGGCTGGCGTGGGAAGATGATTTTGAGTGATGTACTTGATGACTATTTCAGCCGTATTGAGGGTGAAATAGTTGTCGTCGATCCGAAGCATGGAAGTTTTCGCTGTCCCAAATGCAATACGGTAATTACAAGTAGGTATGATCACTATTGCAGAGATTGTGGTCAGAAGTTTGATTGGAGAGAAACAAGATGAAGATTGATTTGACTCTCAATGAAGCACGAGTTATACAAGACGCACTTGATGCAACAAGCTTGTGTAGGGCTTACTGCTACATGGGATACAAGAGTAATGATGAGAATCTGTGTTTTAGGCTTGACAAAGATGGTAATTGGCGTTGTAAGCTAATGCGTGAAATCGACTCCATCAACGGAAAGCTTGAGGATGCAATGGATGAAAAGTAATGACGAGAAAATCAAAGCGTTATGCAAAGGTATTAGACAGTTAACGAATGAGCTTGATGAACAATGGAAAGGGTTAGAACACTTTTCTGGAGATTTGTATGAAATAAAACTTGCTGAATACATGACAAAATTAGAGACCATCAAAACTCTTGGCGGATTTTATTTTCGTTATGATAACGGAAAGCATACAGTTTCCATTATGGGGTTTGATGGCTAATGATGTAAAGTATGCAAGAATTGATAAAATCCGGGTTCTTGTGGATACTTAACAAAAGGATGTGCAGACCGATGATATAACTATTGATGACGTAGGATTATTAGTAAAATTTTGGTAATTTTGATAATTGTGTTGAATAATCTCTTTGTGCGGTGTATGCTTGAGACAACCTCAATACAAGATGGTCAAGCCAAAAGAATGTGAGGTTAATATAATGTGGATTATGATAATTTTACTTATGGTATTGGATGCCGTGTACGCACTTAGTCTGTTAGGAGCGCTTTCCGATGCCGATGATCAGAGTGGGCGGCTGGAAATGAAACAGGGAAGGAATGGTCGAAATGGATAATTTGAAACCGTGTCCATTTTGCGGTGGAGAAGTTACTATTGCAGAGGGCGGTTATCGCCAAACACGATGGATGTATGTTACGAGAGGAAACAAAGAAAATAGGTGCAACTGCTATGTTATCATGGAAAGCAAAACTTACGACTTTGATTCCTCTGAAATGGAAAAAGCAAAAATTAAAGCCGATCTTATCGAAGCATGGAATAAACGGATTTATAAAAGTTAAGATTTAAGGAGGCCGTATGTGGATTAAAGTTGCTGATGAACCAATTCCAACTTATGGAATGAATGGAAAATCGTTTATGCTTAACCTTTATTACAAGGACTACTTCGGGCATACTCTTGAAAGAAGTAGTGATCTTGTGATTGCAATTTGGGATAGTATCTGCGAATGCTTTCGTGAGGTCGGAACAAAGAAAGAAATTAACGATGATGATATTTCCGAGTGGTGGAAAGACATCTGATAAAAACTAAGATTTAGGAGAACGATTATGCTGACTGTTATCGATAAAGAAAAAACTAAGCGAGCACGAAAATATGTCAATGAAATGAGTAGCTCTGAATTTCTTGAACTTTGCTATGATTTTTATAATTATAGTCACGGTGGGAACAACAAAGAGAATGGGGCTTACAACAAGGCTCTTGAATACTTGAACTTATGGAGTGAACCAGTTGCTCTTAAATTTGCCATCTATGAGAAGGCGCATAAAACATTTGATAAGATTGTACTGATGCTTCTTGAGGATGATGTCAAACGTTACTTAAACTATGAGGTACAAGATGATTTATACCGTAACAATGATTGACTCGTTTAAGAACGAGCAGAATGCGAAATTTAGTTCGCCAGTGTCAAATACCAAAGGAATCTACTGGATGCCGGATGACAGTTGGATCGCCGGATACTTCACGGATTTGAAAGAAGCTGTCCAGTCTGTGATTGACAATGTAGCTGATGTCTTTGAACACTGCTACAATTACGCGGTGATCGAAGGGTATGAGGAAGGATTCTATCCTGTGGCCGAGCTGACGAAGTGGTTCAAGTATGATGCTAAGAGCGACAAGGCATTTGAGATTGAACCGCCGTTGCATAATAATGTGCGTGGATATGCGTTTTGAAGAAAGGGGATAGGAGTTATGAATAGCATAAAATATGACGAGAAGGGCAATAGACTGAATCGAATGCAAGTTATTCGGAAGATGGATAAGTTTCGAGCTTCAATGCTTCTTGAGCAGATTGTCAAGCATTCTGAGGATTATCCGTCTTCCAGAGAAGAATGGTTAACATGGTTAAATGAACCTGCAGGAGATCGTATTGATGAGTTTTGATAAAACCAATATTTTTGAAAGGAAGTGATTTTTATTAACTCTAATTTGTTAATAAATCGTGAGCAAAGTATTGCTATTGTGTGTATAATGTGTTTGCTGGCAGGGAATCTAGTATCGAAGATCAGTCCAGTGATTCAGAATCAGAACAATTCGTACCTTTATAATAGTAGTCCTCCGGCAGTTAGTATTGTGCAACAAGAGGAAAAGGAGCCAGAAGTCATTGTAGAAACTGTAATTGAGACGCGGATTGTGAACTTTAGTCAGGGAAAGCGCGAGCTTACCGATGACGAGCGTGCTCTTGCGGAGCAGATCGTTGCTTGTGAAGCAGGTGCTGATAGCCTAGAAGGTCAGATGGCTGTGGCTCAATGTCTTTATGATTCCGCTGTACTTGATGGTCTAACCATCCAGCAGGTCTTTAAGAAGTATGGTTATAGTTCCTTATATAATAGGAAGGTGACGGCAGAGAACGAACTGGCTGTGTCTATGGTGTTTGATTACGGCGCTAAGATTTCAGACAAACCTATTCAATGGTTTGTAACCCCGGCGGCAGCTCCAGGCAGTTGGCACGAGCGCGGAGCAACCTTTGCTGGACAATTTGGCGCACACAGGTTTTATTATGACGCGAAGCTGGTTGTGGATGATGCTGAGTAAATGGCATCATCTAAAATTTCGATAAATAATACAACAAAAAGATGTGTAATATATTGACGAAAACAAAAAGATGTGTATAATATATCTTGAAAGTTGTTTATGTGAGCGGAAGGCGGTATTTCAATGAGTGAGAAAAAGGTTTTGGAAATTATACAGGTTGAAAACTTTTTGAAGTACATAAGAAAAAAGCGAGTGTGGGTTTGTTTTATTTGCAATGATGTGGATATTCACATGGTCTGCAAAAAGATGGACGACATTGGTGTAGAGACACATGGGATTGTCAAAGGCATTGGCTTTTTCGGAAACGAAAGTCATATTGAGCTGCGGCAAGAATGCCACGAAGTAAGGAGGATAGAGCTCAGGCCGGAAGATAAAGAAAAAGCGTATGAGATGATTTTCGATAATACCAGCGTGTTCGTATCAGAGAATCCTGAGTTGTACGGGCACTAAAAATATTTTCAAAAACCTCTTGACTTATATGATTGTATCCTGTATAATATAGCTATGGAACGGAGCTACACTATTATAGAGGAGAAAGATTATGGACAACAATATTGACCCAAAGGTCGGAGAGGTTTGGTTGGTCGATTTGTCAAATGCGACAGGTCATCAGCAGCGCGGTATTCGACCGTTCGTTGTGACGAGCAACAATAAGCGCAACTTCTTTAGCCCCACAATCAAAGGGAATCCATTGTCTTCCAGAATATACAAGCGCTCTCCGGTTCATGTTCTACTTTCAAAGGAAGACTGTGATTTCTTAGAGGTTGACAGTATCGTTCTTTGTGAAGAGACTGACACGCTTAACAAAGGACAGTTCATCAAAAAACTTGGTGTCTTGTCGGAACGTCAGATGAATATGATTGCAATGGCAAGATGTAAGGATGAACCGTTTTTGCTCGCAGCATTCCTGAGCGGCGTACAACATACTATGGAATTTCAGAATTTTGCCGCATTTGCTTGATTTTTTATAATGTTTAATGGTACACTACATATAATAAGAAGGAGTGTGCCACTATGCTTACTGAAGAAAAAATCAACGCTTTTGCCGAAAGGTATTCTGATAAAAGCGGTAAGTTTGTTGTATCGACACTTAACAATGTTATGATCTATGAGGCCGAGTGTGGGTATGAGTTGTTTGATTTTACAAAAAATGATTTTGTAAAGATGTTTGCAAAATACAATTGGGTGAACTCAAGTCGTTCATTTAGAAATGTGAAATCAATAATCACTGGCTACATCAAAAGTGAAGATCGTACAAGTTTGTATGACTTGGCTGAATTTTCGGAAAATGACGTAAGTTCAGACGATATGTATGCAGACAAGTATTTTGCATCGGTTGATGAATTTGTTGACTTTTTAAACAAGTACGAAGAACCGTATCAGATTCGTATGAACGTGATTGCCGTGCTATACTGGATCGGACTTACCTCTGGTGAAATTGTTAATCTAACAATCAATGATGTTGATTTTGAATCTCGTACTGTTCTCAATAGGACTGGTATTGATGCGAGGTTAATGGATATCATCAAACAGTGTTATGAAATGAAACAATATGATGCCCCCAATATGGGAGGATATAGAACGTTTTATGTCATGAGTGGTGATTATATCCTTCGTAAAACAGTGGATAGAACTGGCGAAAACAGTGATCAAAAGATGACTACAAATACAATTCACACATATTTTATGCGATTGAATGATATTCTCGAAAAAAGAGGTTGTTCTAAGATTTTGGATCAAAGACATTTAACAAGAAACAACGAGTATATCAAGGTTTATGACTATTGCAAAACTCATCCAGAATTTAATCTTGTAGAACTTAGCTTCGGAAATGGTAAAAATCCTCTTGCAGACATTATCGGAAGAATGTGTAGCAAGGTAGCCTATATTAGCTTCCGGCAAGGATACAAGGGCTGGATTGAGTATTTCCATAAAAAATAAAAATAGGGGCTTCGGCCCCTTAATTTTAACACGTTAGCTATATAATACAGGATACTTATTAGAAAGGGAAATGTAGATGAGAACGCTTTTGCTGTTCCGTGGAGCACCAGGTTGTGGGAAGTCCACCTATATTAAAGAGCATAATCTTGAGCAGTACGTATTGAGTGCTGATACACTTCGCCTTATGTGCCAGAGCGCACAGGAAACACCTACCGGGCAGATGGAGATTTCTCCGCAGAATGATGATGTTGTATGGGGGATGCTTTTCAAACTGCTTGAGGTGCGTATGAGTCACGGCGAGTTTACTGTGATTGATGCAACAAATTCCAAGACGGTCGAAATGAATCATTATAAGAATTTGGCAAAACAGTACCGTTATCGGATGTATGTTATTGACATGACGGACCTTCCGATCGAGGAATGCAAACGAAGAAACGCTCAGAGAGAATGGCTGAAGCGAGTTCCTGAAGCGGCTATTGATAAGATGTACGCTCGGTTTGCTACTCAAAAAGTTCCTTCTGGCGTGACAGTTCTTCCTTCTACTACGGATGTGATGTCCGATTTGAACTACAGTCCGAATGACTTCAACCAGTGGAAAAAGATCCATATCATCGGTGATATTCATGGCTGCTATACTTGTTTGAGTGAATACCTTGGTGAGATGAAGGATGACGAACTTTATATCTTCGTTGGTGATTATCTCGATCGTGGCATCGAAAACGTTGAGGTATTCAAGTTCTTGTGTAGTGTTGTAAATAACAATTGCAAGAATGTGATTCTTTTGGAAGGGAATCACGAGAGTTGGCTGAACAAGTGGGGACATAATGAACCGGTTCAGAGTGAAGAGTTTGCAAACTACACTCGTCCGCAGCTATTTAAAGCCGGTATTGACAAGAACACTGCTCGTAAGATCTATTCCAGAGTCGGCCAGTGTGCCTACTTTGAGTATGATGGGAAGCGGTATTTCGTGAGCCACGGTGGTTTGAGTTATCTGCCTTATTTTCTTCCTTTTGTATCTGCTGATCAGATGATTAAAGGTGTAGGTCGCTATCCTGATATGCTAACCGTGGCTGAGTCTTGGGAAAAATCGATGCCGGATAGCTACATTCAGATCTTCGGTCATCGAAATGTGCAGGATGTTCCTATTGATATGGGGCATCGGTGCTACAACCTCGAAGGAAAAATCGAGTTTGGTGGATATCTCCGTTGCATTGAGCTTGAACACGGTCAGCCCGTCAAGTGTGTAGAAACCAAGAATGATGTATTCCGAAAAGAGGAACCAAAGACCGAATCTGCCATTGAAATGAAAACTGAGTTCGATAACGCAGAACTTGTTAGTAAGATGCGTCAAAGCAAATATGTGTTTGAGAAGCGATTCGGAGATATTTCTTCTTTCAACTTCTCTCGTGAAGCATTTTATAAGAAACACTGGGATGAGGTTTCTACTAAAGCAAGGGGATTGTTCATTAACACAAAGACGAATAAGATTGTAGCTCGAAGTTATGATAAGTTCTTTGCGGTTGATGAGCGGAATGAAACGAGAATTGGAAACCTACAGAACACCTTGAAGTTCCCAGTGACTGCATATCTAAAAGAGAACGGATTTCTTGGTATCATTTCGTATGATGCAGAACAGGATGGTCTGTTCATTGCAAGTAAATCCACTCCTGAAGGGCCTTTTGCAGATATGCTCCGAAAAATTCTCATGGATACGACTTCTGATGAAGATCGTAAGAATCTGAAGGATGTTGCAAAAGAGAATGGTTCCATCATTTTTGAGGTAATTGATCCTGTGAATGATGCTCATATCATCGAATACAAGAAACCGCACATTGTTTTGCTGGATATTGTTGCGAATGATATGAACTTCATTGTGATGGATTACGATGATCTGAAGCGTGTTGCTGAAAAGTGTCATTTGCAGATTAAGGAGAAGGTTAAGACTTTTGAGAACTGGAGTGAATTCTATCCTTGGTACGAGGAAGTCATGAACGAGAACTATCTGCATCATGGCTTTGAACACGTTGAAGGCTTTGTTTTGCGAGACAGCAACAATTTCATGTTTAAGATGAAGCTTCCTTATTATAAGCACTGGAAGTTCTTGCGTGGTGTTATGCAGAGCGTTCAGAAGCGTGGCTATTATGAAAATACTGCAAAGTTGTTTACTGCTGAGGATAACCTATTCTATGGTTGGATGCGTGAACAGCGAGAGAAAGATAAAGAGTCTTTCTGCAAGAAGGGTATTATTCAGCTGCGGAATGAGTTCTACGCAAGTCAGCAGAAGAGCTGAATTAAAATAGACATTTTATCGTGATTTTCGTTAAAATAATTAACGAAGTATCGTGATATTTCTTCCTCCGATAATGCCCTGTGCGGGGCTGACAGCCGGGAAAGACCGGCAATATGGCCCTATGGCGGAATTAGGCATACGCAACAAGCTCAAACCTTGTAAAATTCTCAGTTCAAATCTGAGTAGGGCTACCAACCCATTTGCAGATGGGTAAGTGCTAGAATATTGGCAAATCGGAAAGACGGTTGACTGCTGGACAGACAGCTTTGATATGCTACCGTGGTGGAATGGCAGACACCGGAGACTTAAAATCTCCTGTCGGCAACGACGTGCCCGTTCAAGTCGGGTCGGTAGCACTAATATCCGGGTGTAGCTCAGCTGGAAGAGCGCGTGCTTTGGGAGCATGAGGCCGCAGGATCATGACCTGTCACTCGGACCAGCCCGAAAGGGCATGTAGAATTTTTCATTCACATTATTCCCAGCTCTCTGGAAACAGAGCAGTGTGGCGCAGCAAGCTGGGTAGATTACGAGGATTAGCCAAGCGGATAAGGCAGTGGAATTTGACTCCACGACCGCAGGTTCGATTCCTGCATCCTCGATTTATATGCGGGTATGGTGTAACTGGCAGCCACGCGGATTTTAGGTGTCCGTGCCGAAAGGCGTGAGGGATCGTGCCCCTCTACCCGTACCACGGTCATAGAATGGTTGCGTACCGTTTGTTGATCTCCTTTGACCACTATTATTCTCAGCTCGCTCGTAAGAGTGCAGTAGTGCTTTGTAAGCTGAGTGATTGTGCAGTTATGGTGTAGTTGGTAAGCACGCTTGCTGATGAAGTAAGGGGATGAGTTCAAAACTCATTGACTGCAAAATATGAAATCAGTTGTTCTAGCTCGTTCGTGGATTGGCCGTACATTGGCGACCGAAAAGACGTCATACCGGTAAAGGACGTCAAGCCAGACAAGAAGAGAAATAAGGTGTAAGCCGACTAGCTATCGGATAAATACTCTTCGGTTCGCCAGAAAACTAGAATGTAAAACGAATGGTTGGCTGTTTCTGATTTCATTTATATGCGACTGTAGTTCAATTGGCAGAGCGTCAGATTTCCAATCTGAATGTTGCGGGATCGTGCCCCGTCAGTCGCTCCACACGCAGCCCCTTACGCTGCACCGGTTGCTCAGAGCCGAAAGAAACCTATATGTTACGACATGGTTGCCAAGAGTGATCATATTGGAACGCGACGTAGCTTGGATAGTGAGAATTAAATTCTGAGGTATACGGCTGGATAGCTTAATGGTAAAAGCGCTCGGAAACGCCGAGAGATAAGGTTCGATTCCTTCACTGGCATCACGCCGATGAAAGTCGGCGTTTGCATGGGATAGTAGCTCAGTTGGTCAGAGCTGGCGGCTCATAACCGCTTGGTCGCGAGTTCAAATCTTGCCTGTCCCACCAGCCCGATAGGGCATACATAAAATCTGCTAGAACTTTTGTTTTATAAGCGTTGAAATAATATGACGTTGATACGTCTATTATTTTTTCGCTTATTTTCTGAGATTTAGCTATATAACACAGGATACGAAAAGGAGGTGGTTTGGTGAAACATTATGGAAGTATTTGCGAGATTGATGGTTCTAAGATTGAACCTGTCTCGTGTATCACTGGTGGTTCACCTTGTTAGCCAAGATCTTTCTATTGCCGGTAAGCGGGCAGGTTTGGCTGGAGAACGGTCTGGTCTATTTATGGAAATGATTCGTGTGATAAAAGAAATGAGGGATACCACCAATGGAGAATATCCAAAATTTGCAATCTGGGAAAATGTTAGAGGAGCACTCTCCTCAAACAACGGAGAAGACTTCCGATGTGTCTTGGAAGAATTTGCACACATCGTCGAAGCAGACGCTACAATTCCTAAACCTTCGGAAAAAGGTGGAAAATGGTCTAAATCCGGCGCAATTTCCGGTAATGGATGGTCTTTGGCATGGAGACTCTTCGATGCTCAATACTGGGGAGTGCCCCAACGTCGTCAAAGAATCGCGCTTGTCATGGATTTTGGAGGACAACGTGCCGCAAAGATATTATTTGAGCGCACGGGCGTGCCAGGGAATTCTGACGAGAGCATCCCGACGTGGCAAGGCGCTGCCAGAATTGCTGAAAAATGCATTGTTGGAAATGATCGAGTGGTGGGAGAAAAAAGCTTTTGTATCGTCGGAAATATGATTGACAGAGAAACCAACATGAATGGGACTGGTGTAAAAGAAGATACTGCTTTCACTATAAACACCATTGACCGTAATGCTGTTGCCTACACTTTAAAGATTCGTTCAGGATGCGAAGGCGGTGGCAAAGGCGCACTGGTACAGATCGAGAAGAACGCAACACTTTCTACATTGCAAGATCAAACGTTAATTTGCTTGGCAGACAACACCTCTTTACATAATTCAAAACAAAAGATTTCCCCGGTGGTGTTTGAGAGCCATAGTCAAGATGCTCGATACACCCAGCAAGGTAATACAAGTCCGGCTTGTACGGCTCAATGGGGAACTGGTGGCAATAATATGCCACTGGTCATTGAGAAGAAAGCCTTTGCGATGCAACGCATTGGTGAATACAAGGAAAGTGAACAGGCTAGTACGATGAAATCTCGTGACTACAAGGACGCTACTGACCTGATTACAGAGAAAGAAACGAAGAATCTACGATGGATTGTTCGCCGTTTGACTCCTTTGGAGGATGAACGGCTTCAGGGGTTTCCTGATGGATGGACAGATATCGGTGACTGGATTGATGAGAACGAAAAGAAGCATAAAACTTCTGACGCAGTTCGTTATAAGGCACTCGGCAATTCGATTGCATTGCCTCAGTGGTATTGGATTTTCCAGAAAATGAAGCCGTATATCGGTGAGAATCCTACGCTTGGCAGTCTTTTCGATGGAATCGGTGGCTTTCCGCTTGTCTTTGAAAGTACGTATGGTGATGGTACTGCTATCTGGGGATCTGAAATCGAACCGTTCTGCGTTGCAGTAACTAAGAAGCATTTTCCAGAAAAGCAAGGAGGATAATTTGCCAGAAAACAAAGGATATTTAACAGCTGACCGATCTGCGGCAGGCGATGAGCGATACACACCGGTTTACGCGGTTATTCCATTGCTTGAATTTGCCCCCCCGTCGAGTGAAGCAGTGATTTGGTGTCCGTTTGATAAAGAGTGGTCTGCCTTTGTGAAGGTGTTCAGAGATGCTGGATATAAAGTAGAATGTAGCCACATTGATAACGGACAAGATTTCTTTACATATGAACCAGAATATTGGGATGTTATGATTTCAAATCCTCCTTTCAGCAAGAAGGACGATGTGTTGCGTAGAGCCTATGAGCTCGGGAAGCCGTTTGCTCTACTACTTCCTGCAAATAGTATTCAGGGTAAGACGCGATTTGATATTTTTAAAAATGATGTACAGATGCTATGTTTTGATTCTCGAATAGGATTCATGGACCCTAAACACGCAGACAGCCCTGTCGAGGGAGTGTCTTTTGGAAGTGCATACTTCTGTAGAAATTTTCTTCCCAGTAAGTTAGAGTTACGAAAACTTGATAAGAAAATTTCATAAAAGGCTAATTCAAATAAGAGGTGACACGATGAACAACAAAATTCCTATCAATGTAACCATCGACCCCGGTTCTTTGAGCATTTCAGCAAGTCCTATCTTCCAAAATGGTAAGAATACATATCTTTGTCCGTTTTGTGTGACGAAGCTGGAAAAATTCGAATATGAGTGTTCTGATTGTCATCACAAGATGGATTGGAGTCGATGGACTGATAAGAACGTCAAGCATGATTGCGGTTTTAGTGGAGGTGAAGTGCTGTGAAAGTCGGATATATTCAGGAGTACGATTTGAAGCTTAATCCGCATCTGACCGAGAAATTTAAGTTTCGTGAGGAACCGTTCACTCGTCATATTTCAAGTCGTGGCGACAAGGTTCGTAGCAAGATGTTTTATGGCTCGATTGATTATGATGAAATCAAGACCAATGCAGACATCATGAAGAAAAATCCAAAGATTATTTTGATTCGTGAGCCATTTTTACTTGATGATGAACTTCGCGAAAAGGTTGTTAAGTGGGTCGAGTGGGCGAATAAAGTTGATCCTAGTGAGTACAATCCTTTTGCAAAGAAGGAGTGACACATATGAACATAGATTTCTTCCAACGGCGCAAGACACAGCTTGAAGATACACTTCTTTTGAAAAATCAGGCAGTCGATATGCTTGATTATCTAAAGACGCATTGTATCAACAACGACCAGTATTGTGCTATTCGGGATTACATTGAAGAAGCTGCGAAGATTCTGGAGAGTGACCTCGAATACGCAAACAACAAACTGCAGTCCGCATTCAGACCTAAGTATGGTCGGAACAGTAGACTGACTCGTGCTCAATCTAAGATGTTCCGTGATAGAGAGTATTAAAAATGGGGTGATGCCGCTATGAACACATGTAAGAAAATATGTAACTGGTGTGGTCGTGAAATCAAGCCGATAGGTAGCGAGCAGGGAATCAGTTTTGAGCATCAATACTCTTATGGTAGCCAACTTGATGGTTCGCTTTTGAGTTTTGATTTATGTCCTGAGTGTTCAGAACGGCTCCCAATAGTGCTCGGCGCAATGTTTGTACATAATCCCTTAAAGGACGATTTCTAACGGCGAGTGCCGTATAAAATATAAGCCATCAATAAGCCAAACGGAGGAGAATACATAAAATGAATAGTGCATGAATTGATTCAAGACAACAAAAAAGAAATATAAATGATTATCAATGAAACAAAATTACATAAAGGAGATTTGATATGGCAGATAGAATTTTTAATCTTCCTCAGACCCGTGGTTCTTTTGAGATGGCTGGTAAGGTCACCGGCACACAGCGTAGCAACTTCTATAACGAGAAGGAGACCAAGAGTGGTGTTATGCGCCGTGTTCTGAGCTTTGGCATTCAGACTTCCAATGAAAACACTTTCTATGTTGATCTGGCTGGTATGCCTCGTGATAAGGTTTACTTCTTCCGCCGTGCCGATAAGGACAAGGGCATCGAGAAGGATAAGAAGGAAGTCGCTTGGAAGGATCGTCTGACTTATGTTGCACCGGAAGGCTATGACATGATTGGCGTTAAGGTCGGTGTTACCAAGAAGACGAATGAGTCTGGTAAAGTCGTCAATGATAACAAGACTCTGACCGACTTCGATGCAGCCAAGGAAATCTCTGAGAACCTGCATGACGGTGACAACGTGTATGTCCGTGGCAACATTGAGTACAGCACTTACAACGGCAAGCACCAGATTCGCTTTGTTCCTACTCAGGTATCTCTGAGTTCTAAGGAAATCGATTTCGATGCAGAGGGTTTTGAAGAGCTGGCTCTGTTTACTCAGACAATTGTTTACACTGGTTGTCGCAAGAGCGATGAGTGCGATGAGGTAGTTGTCGATGCAAAGATCGTGAACTACAACACCATTGAGGATGCAGAGTTCTTCATTGATTATAAGGCAAACGCTCAGAATAAGGTTCTGGCTGATTCTATTCGTAAGCGTCTGAAGCCTTATACTAGCTTCGAGTGTTTTGGTCCCATCGTTAATCAGCAGAAGGTTGAGGAAGTTGAGACTGAGAATATCTGGGGTGGTCCTAATAAGATGAAGCGTCAGAGCACTCCGGCAGTTCGCAAGCTGTATATCGAGGGTGTTAATCCTGATTCTTTTGATCCGAATCCTAGTGATAAGGATGCGGAGCCCACTTACACTGAGGACAATATTTCCGAGGCACGGGCGAAGATTGCTGCCAACGCTCAGGCTAAGAAGGATTTCGATGGCAAGGCAGCTGAGAACGATACTTCTTGGTGGGGTGGTTCTAACAAGTCCACTGCGACTCCTGCTGATGAGGAAGATATCAACTGGGGCTAAAAATTTTAGTCTTAGCTAAGTAACACAGGATACCGATAAAAGAAAAGATTTAGAGAGGAATTTACATATATGGCTATTGTTTGTGATGCGTCTGCTATTCGTAAGAAGCTTCGTATGCTTGTGTATGGCGAGCAGGGAACTGGTAAGTCTCGATTTGCTATGCAGTTCTGCTACATGAAGACTCCCGAAGGTCGTCCGTTCCGTGTTCTGTATCTGGATACTGAGTCTGGTTCTATCGACGATTATCGTGAGGAACTGATGGAGAATGGGCTCGACCCGATGAATCTCCGTATCGTTTACACTCAGTCTCTCGCAGAGGTACAGGATTTCATTCATACCGTTGCTGACAACGAGGACTTCGAAGATGAGGATGGTAATGTTTGGCTGGACGCTGACGGTAAGCCTTTCCGTGCCGATGCTATCGTTGTTGACTCCGCAACCATTCTTAATCTAACTACGAAACAGGGCTTGACTAATTTCTCGCAGAAGCGTGCGAAAGTTAAGGCTGCAGCACAGGGTCTGACCGGCGACGAGAAGTCGGTGAAAATTGAGGGTGCTGGTATGGAGTTGAAGGATTATCAGCAGCTGAACTTTAAGGGTCAGTCCCTGATTCTGGATCTGAATGCAACTGGTGTGAGTTACATCGTCATTTGCCGTGAGAAGGATGAGACTGAAACCAAGCTGGTGAATGGTTCTTCTGTGAGCGTTTCTACTGGCCGCAAGATTCCTGATGGCTTCAAGGGCCAGGAGTACAATGTCGGCACCGAGTTCCGTATGTACCATCCCGGCGATGATAAGTCTATCAACTTTGCTTATTTTGATAAGGATCGTACCGGTGTTCATAATGGCGGTGAGGTTGTCGAAGACCTGACTCTGCTTGAGTATCAGGAATATCTCGACCGCTCCGCAAAGAATCGTGAGGTCATTATCAAGAATGGTCTGAACGATGCAGTCAAGACGGAAATGAAGCTGCGTGCTCGTGAGCTTGGTCTTGACGACAATGATATCAGTGATGATGCTCCTGCAGAGAATACCTCCGAATCCAAGGAGCCTTCTCTGGACGACATCAAGGCAAAGCTGAATGACCTAATTGCTTCCGCTTCTCCTGTGAAGAAGAGCGCCGCACAGAAGGCTGTTAAGGCGGCTGGCCTGTCTACCGCATTTCGTTCCATGACTGATATCGAGGAACTGAAGAAGGTTGCCGCAATCATGGAGAAGGAACTTTCTTAATGGAACTAACCCGTAAATGCAAGATTTGCGGGAAGAACATTTTCATCGAGCGAGACCGTAGCACTTTTTTCTACGACAAGACGGGTTTTTACCATAAGGATTGTTTTGTAGAAAAAAAGAAAAACCAAAAACGCCCTTGGACAGATGACCTGCTAAGGGCATTTTTTGACAAAGTGAATGACACTACGGACAAAAAGGTCGATGATCTTCTTTCCAAAAAGAGAGAGCAAGATCACAATCGTGAGCTTGCACATATCAAACAGGAAGAGAAAAAGATTCTTTTCGACCATATTCGAGATATATACGCCCCGGCGGTTGTTCCGGGTAGTTTCTACTCGAAACTTACGCAACTGATTTCCGGTAATTATTACAAATATAGAGGTTCGATTCCTCCGCTAGAACTCTACGATATGTGGGTTCTAGCGAAACCCCGACTAGATAAAATAATTGCCGAGAAAGAAGCAAAGGGTTGTGATATGAGTCAGCGATGGAATTACGATTTGGCTGTTTTATTATCTCAATATCCTAGTTATCTCGAACGAAAAGAAAGACTAGCTTCGATTCGCAGTGAAAGCGAAGGCAAAACGAAGGAAAATCTGACTGAAACGGTACTGAAACGAATAAAAACAGTACCGAAACAGAGTAAAAACGAGAATGAAATTGATATAAATGCAATTCTCGATGAGATATAAAAGAGGTTGGTAAATGGATAATACAGTTCATGATGCTCAAAGATTGAAGGAGCTTCAGGCACTTCCTCTTGAGCGAAAGATTCAAATCACTCAAAATCGCATCCAAGAATGGTATATGCACTACGACGGTGGTGTGTATGTCAGCTTCTCTGGTGGCAAGGATTCTACTGTACTTGCTCATCTGACGAAACAGTTATTCCAAGATGTTCCGCTTGTGTTTAGTAATACTGGTTTGGAGTATTCGTCAATCCAGAAATTTGCACGAGACGCAGATGCGGTTTTTGTTTATCCCAAGATGGGATTTAGTGATGTGGTCTCTACATATGGTTATCCTCTTATCTCTAAAGAAGTGGCAGAAGCGATTTACTACGCTAGACGAATCAAAAATAGCGGCGCAGCTACCATGAGAGAGAGAGTAAGAACAACTCTCAGGAAAAGACAAGAACTTCTGGGTTTAAGGACGAACTGTCCGGGAGGTGTCTTTAGCAACCCGTGGCTTTACGATGAAACAGGAGTCTTTCAGGGAAATAGACGGACGATTCTACTTGGTAATGAACCGGGAGCTGAAATGCAGGCTGGAACAAAATCCATGTTCAATAAGGAAAAATGGTTGCCAGTAACACAAGAACTTCCGTTTGCAATTTCTCATTACTGCTGTTCAGTTATGAAAAAAGGTCCAATGAAGAAGTACGCAAGAGCAACCAAGCGTAAACCCATTATTGGAACGTTGACAGATGAAAGTCGTGTTCGCAAGCAAGCTTGGATTCGACATGGGTGTAATGCTTTTGATAGCAAGTCTCCAACAAGTCAGCCTATGAGTTTTTGGACTGAGCAAGACGTGCTCACTTTCATCAAACAGTCAGGAATTCAAATTGCAGATGTCTATGGCAATATTGTTCCTACGAGTGATAAACCGGATGCGCCATTGTGCTGTACTGGGTGTGATCGTACCGGATGCACGTTTTGTGGATTTGGAGCTCATAACAAGAACGATAATAGATTCCTGACACTTGCCGAACTTGACCCAAAGAAGTACGAGTATAGTATGAATGGTGGTCAATGGGTAGATAATCCAAAGTATGATGCAACTGCACCAGAGTATGATGGCGTATGGAAGAATTGGAACCCGAAGAAAATCTGGGTGCCAAGCAAAGAAGGTCTTGGACTGAGAAAAGTTTTCGATATGTTTAATGAACTGTATCCAAACAACAAAATTCAATATTAAAAAATATAAAGGGAGGTGGATGAGTGGAACTCATTTCAAATATCCCGAACGAAATTTTATTTGTTGGCGCAATTTACAAGCATCCTGACTATCTGGTCGAGTATGGGCATTATGTCATAAGTAAATTTGACTTCTTTGACGAAGGAACCAAGTTTTTTTATGACGCGGCTGTAGTCCTATATGAGACTCGCACGCAGGATTTTAACAAAACATCTGTTTTGACATTTATGGCCGAAGATGAGTCCAGATTATCTCAATATAAGCGGTTAAAGGGCTGGTCAACCATTGAATACTATATAAGTCTCGCTAATATTGATGATATTAAAGGATATTTTGATATTTTAAAAAAATATTCCTTGCTTCGTGAGTATCAACGCAATGGGTTTAATATTGAAGGCATTGTAAAACATAAAAAGTTTGAATTGTTTACAGCGCATGATATTTACAAAATGATTCGTGGTAAGGCCGACAAGATCAATACCGTCATTATGACAAATAGTGATGCTGAGATTTTGAATAATGGTCTGCTGCCAATGGTCAATGAACGTCTGAGCGTTCCTGATATGGGCTTGCCGTTCCAGTACCCCATCATGAATGATTTGTTCCGAGGATTGAAGCTGGGCACTGTGATGTTCAATGGTATGCCATCTAACGCTGGTAAGACTAGATATATGATGGCGATTGTTGCCTATGTCACATTGGTTCAAAAGCAAAAAGCTCTTCTGCTGCTAAATGAGATGGATCTTGAGTCAGTCCGGTATTGCTTACTGGTCACCGCCATCAATAATCCTGAGTTTCAAGAGTTGCATGGTCATCGCTTCCACAAGGATGAGCGAGAAATCACCCTTGGAATGTACCGGGATGCAAATGGAAACTTCATCTTCCGAAAGCAAAACGAAGACGGAGAATACATAGAAAGCATTGATGAGTTTACCGCCCGTGTCTACGAGGAAAGCGAAGAGTATCGCAATGTGCTTGATGTTTGCCAGTGGATTGAGAGTGAATCACAAGGTTTGATTATCGCAAAAGATGTTTCTGCTGATTATAGTGACAAGTCCCTACGATTTGAAATCCAGAAGGCAGCTCTCACTCAGGGAGTTAAGTATGTGTTTTACGATACTCTAAAGAACGACATTGCATCGATTGGTGAGTGGGCAGCATTTAAGGTCACGGCCACCGAGCTTGAAGAGATTGCGAAAAATCTAAAGATCTTTATCTACGGTAGTATTCAGTTGGCTGAAAATGCCCATGAGTATCTTCCTGATGAGCTGAATTCAAACAACATTGCTGAGTCAAAAATGATTAAGCATGTTGCTTGGACGATGGTTCTGTTCAAGGAGATTCCAAAAGACAAGTTCGTGAAATATCAATATATCTCTCATGACCCCGAGTGGGGCGGTGACTGTGCCCATCGGCTAAATCCAGATAAGCGGTATTATGTTGGAAATATCGACAAGAACCGTTTTGGCGAGAAGAAAAAAATCATGTTTGAAGTGAATTTGAACCAGAATGTCTGGAAAGAGGTCGGTGTCTGCACCAGAAAGTAAGGAACTACAATGGTAAATATCGCAGATCTGAAAAATTACATTCTTGAAGAACAACAGATTGAGCCGATTCTGGAAGAACTTGGTTGTCATCACATCAGTCACAAGACTGGTTATTACCAGTGTGCAAATCCAGATGGTGACAATAGAACGGCACTCTGCATTTACGAGAATGAAAATCTTACTGCGGTAGATTACACACGAGATATTGCCAATGGAAAGACCAGTTATGATTTGATTTCTGTCGTCCAGTTCTTTCTGGAACTGTCTTTCCCAAAAGCCATTAAGCAAATCTGCGAATGGGTTGGTCTTGACTACTATCACAACTTCGAGGAAGACCTTCCTAAAAGTATGCTGATTCTAAAAGAGCTCATTGCCATGCAAAATGAAGGTGAAGAACACGAGGATGACCGTCCGATAGTCCCCATCTCCGAAGCCATTCTCGGTTATTATAAACCTTATGTGAACCAGATTTTTGCTGACGATGGGATATCTTATGAGACGCAGCAGGAGTTTGAGATTGGCTTTGATGAACTGACAAATAGAATTACGATTCCAATCAGAGATGAAATTGGTACTCTGGTTGGTGTAAAGGGAAGATACTTTGGTAAGCCGCCTGAAGGTGAATTAAAGTATCTGTACCTTGAGCCGTGTGCCAGAAACCGTATTCTGTATGGCCTATATAAGACAGAGCCGTACATTAAGAATAAAGGTCTGGTATATGTTGGTGAAGCTGAAAAGTCTGTCATGCAGATGTGGAATATGGATGTTTGCAACTGTGTGGCGACTGGCGGTAAGAAGGTTTCACAAAATCAAATTGAAATTTTGACACGTCTTTGCGTTGATATTTGTTTCGTCTTTGATAAAGACGTTCAGCTTAGTGAGCTTATGGTTCTCGCCAATCGATTTGTCGATGGCGTAAGTGTGTATGCTGTAGTAGATGATAAAGGGATTCTGGATGAAAAGGAAGCCCCGACTGACAATCCTGAAAAATTTAAAGCATTGATTGAGAATTGTGTTAGGAGAATTAAATGAATGTAAAACTCTGGAAGGGGAGTAGGAATGACCTATCCGACCCGATTGGAACGATTATGGAGAACAGAGGGGTCAAGGATTATAAGACCTACATGAATCTGGATGATTCTTGCTTGAATTCTCCGTGGGAACTGGGCAACATGGAAGATGCTGTCCGGCTGTTGAACAAACATATCTGGAATAAGTCTATTATCTCTATCCTTGTAGACTGTGATGTGGATGGATTCACAAGTGCTTCAATGATGTTTCAGTATTTGAAGACGATTGGTTATTTTGGAAAAATCAATGTTCTGCATCATAGTGGCAAGGAGCATGGACTCTCTAAAGAAATTGAGGTTCCACATGAAACTACCTTGCTGATTATTCCTGACGCTGGTAGTAACGATGTTGAGCAGTGTAAGGAACTCCGCGAAAAGGGCATCGATATTCTGATTCTTGACCATCACATCTGCGACAGAGAGAATCCTTACGCAGTAATCGTCAACAACCAGAACGGTACATATCCTAATAAGGAATTGTCTGGCGCTGGCGTGGTGTATAAGTTTCTTCAGGCTGTTGATGAATATAATTGGACTGATGTTGCAGACAGGTATCTTGATCTAGTGGCTGTCGGAAATATCGGTGATGTTATGGATATGCACTCGCATGAGACAAAGCGCCTTTGCACAAAAGGTCTGGCACGAATTGTAAATCCGATGATTTGTGCTTTGGTTGAGGCGAATAGCTTTAACATCAAGGGCGACCCGACCATCAATGATATTCAGTTCTACATCGTTCCGATGATGAACGCGCTGATTCGTGTTGGTTCATCTGAGCAAAAGAAGCGGATGTTCCGTGCGATGGTCGGTGAGGAACAGACGTTCCAGTACACTCCAACTCGTGGTAAGAATGCCGGTGTCACGATTGATGAGACTCTGGCGCAGCATGTAGCTCGTGAGTGTTCGTCTTGCAAGTATCAGCAAAACAAGACCAAAGACAAGGCTGTCGCAGAGTTGCAGGAACTGATTGAAAAGCATGGTGCAGACCAGAATAAAATTCTCTTCTGTAACTCAACTGGCATTCTTGATAACACTCTGACTGGTGTTGTAGCAATCAAGCTGGCTGAAATGTATGCAAAACCGTGCGTATTGCTTCGTACCTTCGCTGATGAACCAGATTATTACGGTGGCTCAATGAGAAATCCTGACGGCTCTCCGATTGAAAGTTTAAAGGAGTTCTTGATGAGTACCGGAGATTTTGAGTCGGTTCTTGGTCATGACAATGCTGCTGGCGTGAAAATCAAGAAAGAAAACGTGCCAAAAGCGATTGCGGATTGTAATGAGCTGCTTAAAGATGTCACGATGAGTAAGGCGATCGTGGTTGATTTTGATTTTGACTATAACAGATTGACCGTTGCATTGCCGAAGACCATGTATGAAATGCATAAAATCTGGGCACAGGGAATCTCCGAGCCGTATTTCTACATTAAAAACATTCCGCTGATTCATAGTGGATGTGTTCCGATGGGCAAGAACGGCAATATGTGGAAGTATTCTGACGAAGAAAAAGGCATTGATTTTGTGTGCTTTACAGATAATGGTCGGATGATTGGCTGGATTAACAATGACTTCTATGGTGGTCAAGAAGAAAAATACATCAATGCTGTATGCCGGTTGTCTTTGAATCAGTACGGAAACAAAGTAACTCCGCAGGCACAGATTGTTGATTTTGAGGTGATTTGATATGGGAAATTGGAAGCGTGCTATCGCCATCGACTTTGATGGAACTCTCTGTGAGAATAATTATCCTGATATCGGTGAACCAAACTGGAATGTCATTTATCAAGCAATTCAGGAACAGAAGCACGGTGCTGGTTTGATTCTCTGGACTTGCCGAGAAGGAAAGCTCCTGTATGACGCAATGGAAGCTTGTTTCGATTGGGGCATTCAGTTTGATGCAATCAATGAGAGTCTTCCTGAGTGGAAAGAGCATTTTGGCACTGCTCCTAGAAAGGTTGGAGCTGATGAATATTGGGATGATAAGGCTGTAAAAGTAAAGAATGGAGAGTTGGTTGACAATGAATAAAGTTGGTAATTACGATTTGTCATTAAATTTGCTTGACAAAGCGCATCAATCACTTGCACATACTATTGCAGATTTAGAACTACTTCGGGAAGGTACAGCATTTAATCAGATTTTAAATGATGGTGCTCATATTATTGAACCGGATGAATTGACTCATATTCTTGATAAATTTGCAGAGCAGCATCCAGATTGGGAGATTTGTATCGAAACTGACCACGGATCGGTTAGTGAGAAATTTAAGATGGATCATGTTTTCTATGAAGGTATGGGAGATATGATTGTTCTTGATTTTGAATGAAAAATGGAAAAACGACGATATAGATATTACAAAATTGATTACCGTACATATAATTATACGCTCAAGAAATATCACAACTTACACAGAGAAATCTACGCTGAAAATGCAAGAGATGCAGTTAAAATGCTAAAAAGCAAAGAGTGTAATCGTGAGTTTGAGATTGTTAAAGTCTACTTTGTTGATATTTTCGGTGATAGAAACGATAGGTTTTATCCACGAACTTATGTGATTGATAAAGAAGATTTTGAGTGAGGTGAGTATATGGTTTACATTACAGGCGATATTCATGGTGACTTTAATCGTCTCTTAAAGATAAATAAATTTTGTATTAAACACAATCTTGGAAAGAATGACTGGATTGTCTGCCTTGGCGATGTCGGTTTGAACTATTACGGCAAGGACGACCCTCACGAATGGAGTATTAAGACTATCGCCGCAGATATTCCTGCAAATCTGTTTTGTATTTATGGCAACCACGAACGCCGCCCTTCTCGTAAGGATGGTTATAGGACAAAGGAAATCAGTGGAGATATTTGCGGCAAAGTGTGGCATGACCCACATTATCCCAATCAGTATTTCGCTATCGATGGCGAAGTTTACCAGATTCTTTCTGATAGGGAAATTCTGAACTGTCTTGTTTGTGGCGGAGCTTATTCCGTAGATAAATGTTATCGGTTGGAGCGTGGATGGAACTGGTGGCCGGATGAACAGCCTAATGAGAAGACTAAGAAAAAGATCTGGAATATTACACATGACCCTCAAATCAATGATATTGATGTTATGCTCACGCATACTTGTCCATTCCGGTTCATTCCAACTGAATTGTTTATCGGTGGTATTGATCAAAGCACAGTAGACCAGTCAACTGAAATATTCTTTGATAATATATACGAATGTTATCCTAACGATTGTAAACCATTCTGGTACTTCGGCCATTTCCATGGTAACAAGTACACCGATGACTATGTGATGCTTTTCGACGATATTATTAAGTTTGGAGATAAGGTGAAGAGTGATGAGTGAATATCATGTGAGCTGTGGTATGTTTGGTATTTACGCAGGAACTGTTAAAAAGAATGGAACCGAGTGGAAAGATAAAACTCGCGTCACAGATGAAGCTATTGAGGCAGTTCGTGATTGGCTTCTTTCTGAAGCTCAGTTCAACAATAGAACTTTTGGTGGATACACATGGACAACAAAGGACGGTAAGACTGTAACTTTAAGAGTGTCTATTGAGGATAAGGAGCAGACAGAATGATCAAAGATAAAAATTTACGAGTGCTTGATTATATTGATGGCAAGGAAATTCTCATTCAGATGGGTGAGGAAGGTTCTGAGTTGTCGAAAGCTGCAATAAAGTTTTATCGTGCAATTGACATGAAGAATCCTACGCCGGTAAGCATTAACGAGGCTTATGAAAATCTCGTAGAAGAATTTGGGGATGTGCTGAACTGTATCTACGCATACTATGATGATGACGAGGATTGTATCTTGGCGTTTACATCGAAAGCGAATGAGATTGCTAACGAGAAGCGCAAGCGCTGGATTAAGCGTTTGAAGGAACGCAACCAGTTTTAATGGTGAAAGGAGAATAGAATGCCAAGTAGTCTACATACGCATAGTTATATGTCACTTTTGGACGGATTCTCTTCTCCTGAAGAAAATCTAAAAAGAGCATCGGAACTTGGCTTAAAAGCCATTGCCATTACAGAGCATGGTGAGGTAACAAGCTGGCCGTATTACTCAGAACTAAAAGACAAGTATCCTGCCGTAAAGCTTCTTTATGGTATTGAGGCATACGAATGCGAAGATAGGGAAGTCAAGGATAAGAACAGTAAATACTGGCACTTGATTATCATTGCAAAAAATGAGGCTGGCCGTCAGGCGGTTAATCGCTTATCTACGCTCGGTCATCTTCATGGATTCTATAGCCGTCCTCGTATCACAAAAGAGGATATTGCCAAGGAAGACACGAATAATTTGATTGTCCTATCCGCTTGTTTGGCGAGTAGGTTGTCCAGAACTGACGATTACGATACTTGCGTTAAGCTGGTTCAAGAGTATAAGAGCTTGTTCCCTCATTATTATCTTGAGGTTCAGGCTCATGCAAACAGTGAACAAGCAAAATACAATCAGAAAATCATGCAGTTGGCAAACGACACTCATACAAAAGTAGTCGTTACAAACGATGTTCATGCTGCCACAAAAGAAGCTCTGTATTATCAGGACTACTTTCTGAGAATTGCTCATGATACAGAAACTGCCGCAGAAATCTATGAAGGATGCTACTTTATGTCTCGCAAAGAGCAACATGAAGTCCTTGACGGTCAGATCGGATACGATGCGGCAGAATGGTGTATCAACAACACTGATGAGATTGCTGACCTGTGTGACTATGTGGATATGCCTTGGCATGAACCTGAACTTCCCAAGATCGAGATTCCTCCGCAGTATTCCAACTCAGCAGCTTATTTGAAAGACCTTGTAAAAGAGGGATGGAAAAAGCGTGGCATTGATAAGTTTGATGTAGAAAAGCAGAAGATCTATCGTAAGCGTGTCGATGATGAGTTGTTTGTCATTGAGAAGAAAGACTTCTGTGACTACTTTTTGATTCTGGTTGATTACATCAACTGGTGTAAGAAAAATGGTGTTATTATTGGCCCTGGTCGTGGCTCTGCCGCTGGCTCACTTGTGTGTTACCTGATTGGTATTACGCAGCTTGATTCTATTAAGTATGAGCTTGACTTCGGACGATTCCTTACCATTGAACGAAAAGACCTTCCTGACGTCGATGTGGACGTTAGTGATCGTGCTAAGGTTGTCGAATATCTGACACAAAAGTACGGTGAAGATCGAGTAGTTCAGGTTATGAACATCGTGTATACAACTCCGGTCACCTCAATTCAAGACGTTGGTAAGGTGTTAGGCTTCCCGTATGCTGAGATTAGAAAAATTAGCGAGAAGTTTGTTCAGAAAACATGGAAGGATTGTCTTGAAGCAAATCCAGAAGTGGCCGAGAATCCGAGATACAAAGAGCTACTTGATATTGCAGAACACATCAATGGTCGTCCACGAGGTTATGGTATCCATGCTGGCGGCGTTATTGTTTGCCGACATCCTTATTACGAGTATATCGGTATCCGGCATGGTACTGACGGAGAGCACGTTATTTCCGTTGATAAGGTGATGGACGAGAAGATTGGACTTGTCAAGTTCGATATTCTGGGTGTTGCATCGCTCGTGGCTATTGATGAAGCAAAGCGTGAGGATAACATTCCAGACTGGGAAATTGATATCAACAATCCTGAGTTTGAAAATGACAAGGCATCTTATGATTTGATTTGTTCTGGCCGTACAGACAATTTGTTCCAGATTGAATCGTCTGGTATGAAAGATCTGGTTGCACAGCTTCAGCCTAGGTCGATTGAAGAGTTGTCTGCTTTGATTGCACTTTATCGTCCTGATGCAATGCCGTCGATTCCTACATACGTTGATTGCAAGTATCATCCTGAACATATTCACTACTTCCATCCTGATATGGAACCAATTTTCCGCAGTACCTATGGCGTGAACATCTATCAGGAACAGAGTATGAAGCTCACGAAGGTCTTTGGCGGTCGAAACGATGCCGGTGCTGACAGAATGCGTAAATGCTTGGCAAAGAAAAAGCCTGAGAAAGTCAAGGAAGAAGTCGAGCTTCTTCATGATGAGATTATTGCAAATGGATACGACAAAGCGACCGCTGAGTACATTTGCAACGAGTTGTCAACGAAGGGCGGCTATGGTTTCAACGCCAGCCATTCTCAGGCATATGCTGTCATCTGCCTTCAAACGGCATACTTAAAAGCACATCATCCGCTTGCGTTCTTTAAGGCTATGCTGAATTTGAATAAAGCAAAGGTTGGCAAGGTCAACAAGATTATGGTGGATGCACGCAGCTTTGATATTCAGATTCTTCCTCCGAGTATCAATCGTTCTGGCATGGATTTTACTGTGTCAAATGGTAAAATCCTATTTGGCTTGTCTGCTATCGGTGGTATTGGCAATACACTTGCTGAAACTATCATTGCAGAACGAGATAGAAATGGAAAATTTAAGGGGCTTGATGATTTCACGAGTCGTGTTCGTGCAACGAAAGCGCAAATCATTGCGTTGGTCAAATCCGGTGCGATTCCTACAAAGAACAAACGAATATTCTTGGAAAAGTACATTGCAAGCGGTTTGGAACAATCTGAGTTTAAACCAGTCAGTACACTTCCTACAAAGGCAGTTTTGCTGAGTAAGTGGAATATTGATACGGAGCATTATAAGGTTGGTAAGAAGGTTGACAAAGAAACCGTCCTACGAATCTATAATGAAAAGCGTCGGGTCGTACATGAAACCGAGAAGCTGAAAAAAAAAGAAGCATATATGGTCGAGCAGTCAGAGAAGTATTTGAAGGACGAGCAATTCTGGGAGTTCCAGACGTTGCAGACATTCATCATCGATAAGAATCCATTTGAAAAGGCATACGAATACATTCAGGATTTCTCTGAAATTGAGGAAGGTGATTCTTGTGTGCTTGTTGGTATTATCGCAAAGATCCAAAAGAAGAAAACAAAGACTGGTATGCAGTTTGCATTTGTAAATCTGTATTCTGGCGATGGTATCATTGAGCTGACCGTATGGCCAAGAATCCTGTCAGATTATCAGGATCTGATTGTAAAGGGAAGTCAGGTTGCTGTGCTTGGAAAGAAGGAAGATGAGTCGCACGTTATTGCAAACGACTTCAAACCTTACAAGCAGTGGTTGCATGATAGAGAGATTGCGTAATGAAAGGTGTATTATTTACTACTGACGGAGAGGTTCTTTGTGAATTTCCTGAGTTTGAAATTGTGAATCATTACAAAGACAAAACTGTAATCAAAATACATTGTACGAATTGTTGCGTCGTGAGAAAAGTTCAGAAATGGAAATTCGATTATGCAGAACAATGCGAGATTACCACAAAATGGTTTTATTGCAGAGTGTGCGGAGGACTGACAGAATTTAGATTAGGTGCATAATAAGAGGGTTGTAAAGTGGCAGATAAGAAATTTAATGAAAATATGATCCGTTGCTACATCAGGATAAAACGAGTCTTTTATCCGAAAGATGGGAGGGAGGTGGAGCCCGGCGGATTCGCTACTTTCTCTGCCGAGGTGGTAAAAGTCAAGCAGGGAAATCCTATCATGAGCCGATACAGTGACCTCCGGCTAAAAGGTAACGTTCCTAGCCTCGATATGAATAAAACTTATTCATTCTGTGGTGAATATGTTTATCATGAAAAGTTTGGTGATCAGTATAAAATTATCTACATGAATGAGTTTCAAGAGATTACTGACCCGGAAGAACAAAAAAGCTTTCTCCGTTTTATCTTGACCGACCATCAGTTTGAGATGCTTTATGAAGCATTCAAGAATCCGTATGAAATCATCAAAAACGGTGATGTCAAGTCTCTTTGTACTGTTAGTGGCATTACGGAAGGTCGAGCACAAAAGATTATTGACTCCTTTGAAAATAACATTGATAACAGTGAAGCATACACAAAGCTGATTGAGTATGGCTTGACTTCTAGTGCTATTGAAAAGCTTGTTCGTCAGTATCACGGTGCAGACATTCTGGTAAAAAAGATTGAGGAGAATCCTTACGTTCTAATCGATGATGTGTATGGAATCGGCTGGAAAAAAGCTGATGCTCTTGCTTTGAATATGGGCTTAAAGCACAATTCGCAATTCAGAATCGAAGCTTACGTCATGCATTTTCTTGCTGCCCGTGCCGAAGAAGGAAACTCTATTATCCCGGCAAACCAGACAATCAATAGCTGTATTAAGGAACTTGATTTGAACGAGGGTGATCAAGAAGTCATCAAAAGGGCACTTTTCCATTTACATGATGTCCGTGAAACGCTTTGGTGGAGTGATGACCGTCAGGAATTTGCTTTAACTAGAGTGTGGAATCTTGAAGATAAAATCGCAAAGGAAATCAAGCGACTGGCGGATGCACCTGTTGAGCCGATTGGTCGAAACATGGATGCAGCAATCAATGAAGCCGGGAATGCGCTTGGCATCGAGTATACTGAGGAGCAAAGAGATGCTATTAAAAAGGTATGCTCTAGCAACGTCTGTATCTTAACAGGCTACGGCGGAACTGGTAAAAGTACCGTTGTCGCTGGTGTTCTAAAGGTTCTTCGTGGTAAGTCTTTTGCTCAGACTGCACTCTCTGGTCGTGCCGCTGCTCGTATGCAGGAGATTACTGGTCAGGACGGTAAGACTATTCATCGTCTTCTTGGTTATGATATTGAGAATGGTGGTTTTATCCATAACAAGGACAATCCTCTTGAAGAAGACATTATCATTCTGGATGAGACCTCTATGGTTGGAGCTCAGTTATTCTATGACTTGATTCAGGCAATCGAGACCGGCAAGCGATTCATCATGATTGGTGATGACGGCCAGCTTGAGAGTATTGGTATGTGTAACATCTTCAAGGATATGCTTGCATCTAAGGTTGTTCCTGTGGCTCGTTTGACTAAGATCCATCGTCAGGCAGCCAAGTCTGCAATTATCACGGAAAGCATTAAGGTTCGTAACGCTACGCAGTTGGTGCCTTATGGCTGGGCTGGCAATGAGATTCGTGGTGAACTTCGTGATTTGGAGCTTGATATCTATAAGGACGCAAGTGAGTCATTCAACCACATCATCAATCAGTACCGTACCTTATATAATAAGGTAGGGAATGATAGTGCGAAGATTCAGATTGTGCTTCCACAGAAGCTGCGTGGTAGTATCTGTACTTATGAAATCAATAATGCTATTCAGGAAATTGTGAATCCGAGTCGTGGTCAAGCAGAAGCAAAGGTCACAATCTATGGTGATGGCAAGGATAGAGCGTATACTTTGCGTGAAGGCGATCAGGTTATTATCAACAAAAACAACTACGAGCTTCACACATACAATCTCAAGACAAAGAAAAAGGAAGAGAAGTGTCCGGTGTTCAACGGAAACCGTGGCATTATCCGAAAGATTGAGAGTAGTTTTATCCTGGTTGATTTTGACCAGTGGGGAACGATTTTCATTCCTCATTACTTTGGTGGGAATAACATTTGGGCAACGCTTGAACTTGCTTATGCTTTAAGTTGTCATAAGTTGCAGGGCAGTGAAGCTCCGTATGTGATTGTTGGCATGGACAACTCTGCGTACCTGATGCTGACGAGAGAATGGCTCTATACGGCCATCACTCGTGCCAAGAAGTATTGTGTGATTTGTGCCGAAACTCATGCTCTTGATCGGGCTGTAAAGACTTCGAGAGTTCCATATAAGCGGACGTTTTTGAAGGAATTTTTACGGAAAGAATTTGCAGAAAAGCATTGACAATTATGTGAGTATCCTGTATAATATAGCTATAAAAAGTCTCCATCCCGGAGGCTTAAAATTCTCTCTTTAGCTATATAATACAGGATACGGGAAAGAAATGGCTTGCTCGTAACGACAAGCCTTTCTTTATTAGCTATAACTATATAATACAGGATACGCAAGGAGGCTTTATGACAGATAAAGAGCTCATAGGTAAGCTTGATGCGATGGTTAAGGCATTGCAGAAAGCAAAGAAAAAGACGGACAAGACCCGCATTTTGTTGAATGCACGTAAGGATTTTGGAGATGAGGCTGACCAGCTGATGGCATTTTTCCGATTTCTGCTTGACCCGGCAATTGTTACTGGCTTGTCTGATGTAAAGGTCAATAAGAAAGTAACTGCAAAGCCGGATATCAACATTCAGTATCTCATCTGCGGATACTTTTATATTATGGGGGCTGGTCACAATACCGGCTCTGACGCATCCATCGCAACAATCCAGAATTATTTACATAAAAATCCTGAATACGAAGAGTTTCTAAAGAGACTGTTCACTAAGAACCTGCCAATCGGAGTCGAGGCAGCTACCATCAATAAAGTGTATGGAGAGGAGATTATTCCAGTCTGGGAAGTTCAGCAGGGATATCCAATTGACAAGGTTAAGCTGAAGATGGGCACTTGGTTCAGCCTTAGCCAGAAGATGAATGGCAACCGGGGCACCATGCATAAAGGCGAGCTCATCTCTCGGCAGGCTCAGAAGTTTAAAGGACTCGACCATATAAAGAATGACCTACTTGCTCTATACGATGGAGACGCCTCAAAGCGAGATTCTTGGGTATTTGATGGCGAACTTATCTATAAGAATCCAGAAGGAATGTCAGACGGAGAGGCTTTTCGTTATGGCACTGGTCTATTGAACTCGGATAGTAATGACAAGACGGGTATCAAGTTCGTTATTTTTGATGTCATCCCTGTTATCGAGTTCGACCGCAGTAAATGCACGGTTCCGTATCGGACGCGCCGTGAGTGGTTGAATTGCCTTCGTGCAGAGATTGCTCATAAGCACCTTGAAAACATCGAAATTGTTCCAATGGTCTATGAAGGCACTGACCAGAGTGTGATTTCTCAGTGGCTTGATTATGCGGTTGAGCACGATTGGGAAGGTCTTATGTTAAACACGGACGTCCCTTATCGTCGGGCTCGTCACAACGGATGTCTCAAAATTAAGCGTTTTTATACTGTTGATCTGCGAATCACCGCGATTGAAGAAGGTCAGAACCGTTTGGCTGGTACGATGGGCGCTCTCGTTGTGGATTATAAGGGTAATGAGCTTCGCATTGGTTCTGGTTTTGATGATGCTACGAGAGCTGCTGTGTGGGCGAATCCCGATGACTACATTGGCAAGATTGTTGAGTGTAAATACAAAGAGATTAGCTGTGATAAGAAAACTGGTACTGAGTCTCTGCAATTCCCGACGTTTGTACGATTCCGAGATGATAAGAACGAAGTAAGCTACGGCTAAGGAGAAAGCTATGAATCTTTCTAAGAAGTCCATTAAACACATTCTTCGGATTCTTGATAATAAATGCGTCGAGGTTCCTCCAAAGACATCCGCTTATAACAGTAGTGGATGTAGAATTTTGACTCGTGATTTTGAGCCAAAGGAGTCACACGAAATGAATGGCTGGCAACGGATCGTCTATGTACCGTCCGAAGGATATTTCTACGGAATTTATAACGGAAAATCGGAAGAAGATTGGGATATTCCAGATATCTGGTCTCCTGCACAGCTTGCCGATTTGTGAGGTGTAAAATGCTACTTTTAACACTAGATGGAGAGATTATAAATCTTGACCGCATGGCAATCATTGATACAGCAAGCCTTAATGTTTATGCAAGGCAGGGCATGGGTGAGCGTGGAATTGTTCTTGGTAGCTATAACTCCGAAAGTAGATGCTATGACGTTATTGCAAATATTTTTGACTGCTATCGAAAAAATGAGAAAGCATACATAATGCCAAAATGAATGATTTTAAAAAACTAGCCATTCCAAAGAAAGAACGACTCGAAGTTCAACTTACGGATGACACAGAAGAACACAATATATTGTACATAATTACATCTCTAGCCACTATTAAAGGTGCTGAGATTTTTAAAAATTTTCGTTTGTATTCTGTAGGCTCCGCCGGGGAGCTCAACTTATTAGAGAAGCGAGACGGCGATCCCTACTTTGATAAGCTAAAAGGAACAGAATATGAGTAATTCGATGAATCGAGAAGACCGGCGCAGAGAGCAGCGTAAGGCACGAATCCTCGCCAGGCGAATCAAGAAAGCTGGTGGTCCCGACTTTCTGGCTGGAATGCCCGCAGAGGAATGGGAACCAAAGATTGGTGATGAGGTCACTATTAAGGTAAAGAGGATCCAGGGCAAGAAAGACTTCTTTAAGATGAGTCCTCAGTATCAGGACTTTATCAATAGCCTTGAGGACGGAAAGCCTTACAAAATCACTAGTACTGGTATGAAGGGTCAGGTTTACGGCATTGACGCACATCCTTATTTCCAGATTTGGAAGGGTGATATGGAACCCTACAAGGAGCCCTAATGAAGCAGATGTACTTCAGGACGGACTACAAAGATACGCTTCTCCCATCTGGTGCATTGCTTATGAAAGGCCATTGGTATGATGTGCTTGATGATTATGATGAAGGTTATCTGATCTGTAATATACCAGAGTGTACGAAGAAGGGATTTCGTCCGTCTGAGATGACTGTGATTCTAAAAGAAGATCTTGAGGATGACGTCTATGTCGTTACTGGAAAGAGTGAAGAATTTGAGGAAGGAGGTGAGGCGATATGATTGGTATTGACCATCGTGAGCAGGGTCGTAAGGAACGAGCCCTTGCAGAATATTACAGAACCTTGGCTCGATATCCTGTCGAGTGTGGAGAGCCGATTACATATCAGCTGTCAAAAGAGCAGCTTAAACAGGTTCTCTGTGGAGAGGTTACTGTGGATGAGTTGATTGAAAGAGGTGATGTAGATGAGGGACAGGATTAAGATGTGGATCGCTTTCATTAAGATTTTTAAGGATTATCTTATTGCGGTCGGAATCATGATTGCGTTATGGTTGCTGTCTTGCCTTATCAAATATGGGATTTCAGTATCCAATTTCCCAGATTGGTTTAAGTTTGCACTTCTAAAGTAATGGAGGATTAAATGGTAACCGATATTCTTAACAGAGAAATTCATGTTGGTGATACAGTTCTTAGAGCTAGAACTCGAAAAGGTCGCGGAGTTCTTTGGAGTATTCATAAAGTTGTCGCCATTATGAATGTAATGATTAAAGTTCAAGATGGTCAGTACACTTTAAATGTCGCACCTAGAAATTGCATCGTAATTGGTGAGAACGACATTCCTGAAAACTGGCAGGACGAATATTAAGGAGAGTTGAATGATTGTTGATTTGATCGCGTACACACAGCGAGTTGTTCCTACAAGTGATAAGAATCCTTTAGATATTGTGGAGGAAGCTGCGAGTATTTGTTATGACTCTTCAATGACTGACGACTATAAAATTGCTAGAGGATGTAAAGCCAGTGGTCACTATTCTGTGCTTGAACACATCAATTTTACGTTCTACGTCAAAGATGTAAGCCGAGCACTTCTAGCACAGATTAGTCGTCATCGACATATTAGCATGAGCTGCCGCAGCCAGCGTTATTGCAGCGAGGATGGATTCAAGTATGTGAACCCGTTTACCGGTGAAGATGCTGATGTTTTCGATAATATGATGTCGGACATTGATACCGATTATCAGATTCTCAAGAAGTATCACAACGCAAAAAACGAAGATGCTCGTGCGGTTCTTCCTAATGCTTGCTGTACAGAGTTTTACATTACGATGAACGCTCGTGCTTTGATTGAGATGAGCCATCTTCGACTTTGTTCTAGGGCTCAAAAAGAAATCCGCGAGATGTTTACAGAAATGAAGAAGGAAATTGCACAGGTTTGTCCTGAAGTAGCAAACTGGATGGTTCCTTCTTGTGAGGCTAATCCGAAGTATCCGTTCTGCCCAGAGGGTCGTGGCTGCTGTGGTCGTCACCCGAAGCTGGCAGATGTTTATAAGCCTATTGAAAAAAAACAAGGAGGTTATTGATGCAAACACTTGACAAAATTAAGAAGAACGTTGAGCACCCGTCTTATTACGGCGGTGTAGACAATCCCTATGAGGCCATCAAAGTGCTGCGAGAGTGGCAACTGGACAAGGATGCTTATCTTTGGAATGTTGGCAAGTATCTGAGCAGGGCAGGACACAAAGATGGCAATTCTCAGCTTCAAGATTTGGCGAAGGCACGTTGGTATTTGGACTATAAAATCCGGCTTTTAGAGGAACAACAGAAGATTGCTGAAAGTGTCGTAGATACGCTAAAGAAGATTTCTGATGAGGCTAATGATAAGCTGACTACGATGCCGAATAACTTATATGATTATTCTACTAGCCATGAGTGGACTGGGCTTACTTGTCATCCAATCAACCAATCCGACAAATTAGCAAAGGTAGATCCGATATGCAGTATTGAAACTGCTGTGGTTCCTGATTGTACCGATGAGGTCAAGTTTTAAGAGGTTTACATATATGAGATACAACTGGGAATATCCGCTGGTAGCGTTGATGCTCCTAGCTATGATAATGACATTTTGGTTTTCTAAGGCCGTCCTTGGAATTTAAAGGAGTGATTGCATGGAATATGTGATTAAACGAGATGGAACGAAAGTTCCTTTTGATAAAAGTAAGATTGTAAATGCGATCGAGAAGGCGATGACGAATACGACTGGGGGAGTTGATTCTCGCGTGTCTAACGCTATTGCAGACTACATCGCAGATATGCCGGACATTCTTTCTGTTGAGCAGATTCAGGATATCGTAGTGGACAGCCTAGCAAATAGCCCGTTCATTGATGTTGCAGATGCATATAGTCAGTGGCGGCAGTATCGTCAGGAAATTCGAGATAAAGAGAAAACTAACGCAAGTATTCTTGAAATTCTTGATGCCCAGAATGACGCAATCAATCAGGAAAATAGTAATAAGAACGCAACCATCAATAGCACGCAACGTGATTACATGGCTGGAGAGGTATCTAAGGAACTAACTGACAGACTTCTACTTCCAAAGGATATTCGAGATGCACACAAAAATGGTTTAATTCATGTGCATGATAAAGATTATTTTGTGATGCACTGCCATAATTGCGATCTGGTCAATCTGGAAGATATGCTCCAGAACGGTACCGTCATCTCCGGCACCTATATTGAGAAGCCCCACAGCTTCTCCACCGCCTGCAACATCGCCACCCAGATCATTGCACAGGTGGCTTCGATGCAATTTGGAGGTCAGAGTATTACACTTTCACATCTAGCTCCATTCGTAGATGTTTCCCGCAAGAAGATCACAAGTGAAGTACACCAAGAATTTTACGAGATGGTTCAGAATAATGAAATCGATAAGATGCCGGAGTCTGAAACTATCAATCGAATTGTAGAAGAGCGTTTACATAAAGAAATTGCTCGTGGCGTGCAGACCATCCAGTATCAGGTCGTCACTTTGATGACCACCAACGGTCAGGCTCCTTTTATCACCGTGTTTATGTACCTCGATGAGGTTCCAGAAGGTCAGACTCGTGATGATTTAGCTCTAATTGTTGAAGAAGTGTTAAAACAGCGCATTCAGGGTGTAAAGAATGAAGTTGGTGTATGGGTTACTCCGGCCTTCCCAAAGCTCATTTATGCTCTTGATGAGGATAACATTCATCCTGATTCTAAGTATTATTACCTGACTGAGCTGGCGGCTAAGTGTACTGCCAAGCGAATGGTTCCTGATTATATTTCCGCAAAGGTTATGAAGGAGCTTAAAGGTGGTGTGTGGCCTAGCATGGGCTGTAGATCCTTCCTTACTCCTGACCGCACCACTGAGAACGTAGCTAATGCCAAGAATTGGGTTAAGGGGCATAAGTATTATGGCCGCTTTAACCAGGGTGTGGTCACTATCAATCTGGTAGATGTGGCTTGCAGTTCAGAAGGGGACAAGGATAAATTCTGGAAAATCTTCGATGAACGACTCGAATTGTGTCATCGAGCTCTACAGATTCGTCACAAGCGTCTACTCGGCACTCCTTCTGATATGGCCCCTATCCTGTGGCAGTACGGTGCATTAGCTCGTCTAAAGAAGGGCGAGAAGATTGACAAGTTGCTCTTCGGCGGCTACTCCACCATCAGCCTGGGTTATGCCGGTCTGTATGAGTGTGTGAAGTATATGACCGGCAAGAGCCACACCGATCCTGATGCTAAACCTTTTGCTCTCGAAATTATGCAGCACATGAATGATAAGTGTAACGAGTGGAAGGCCGCTGAAAACATCGATTACTCCCTGTATGGTACTCCTTTGGAGTCCACTACATATGAATTTGCACGTTGCTTGCAGAAGCGGTTTGGTATGATTCCAGATGTTACTGACCATGACTACGTAACAAATTCTTATCATGTCGTTGTCCGTGAACATATCGATGCTTTCACTAAGCTAAAGTTTGAGAGCGAGTTCCAGAAGCTTTCTCCCGGAGGGGCGATTAGCTATATCGAGGTGCCAAATCTGCAGCAGAACATTCCTGCGGTGCTTAGTGTTATGCAGTTCATCTACGACAACATCATGTACGCCGAGTTGAACACCAAATCCGACTACTGCCAGTACTGCGGCTACGACGGCGAAATTAAAATTGTAGAAGATGAGAAAAACCACAAGCTTGTATGGGAGTGCCCGAATTGTGGTAATCGTGACCAGAACAAAATGAATGTCGTAAGACGTACTTGCGGTTACCTGGGAACCAATTTTTGGAATCAGGGGCGCACTCAGGAAATCAGAGATCGAGTGGTCCATCTGAGCGACAATTAAATAACGTATAAGTGGTGGGTTGGTGGGATTAAATATACATGGACAGACTAAGCAAGAAGCTGCAAGAAGAGAAAGATAAAGAATCCAAGGTCATGAAATATTACCATTATAAGGACATGGATATTAAAACGCCTTATTGGTTTCTGTATCCGCTTCTTATTGCTATGTATTGGGCAGAAAGATTTCGCACTAAAATCGAAATGTTTCGCCGCAAAAAACTGAATAAATGGAGCAACAAGCGAACTGACCGTATCCTAAAATATGTGTTCCCAAAAGCGTGCAAGGTAAACACTTTAAACAATAGTTTTTATTTTACTTGCCGTGACAACGCATATCTTCTTCATTGGTCACTATGGAGTAGGCCATGGGATTGGTATTACTGTAACCTTCATAATGTTAAAATTCTAAATTATCTTGCGTGGGATTTTGAAATGCCCGGATATGTGAAAACAACAAGGGAAGAAGAGGATTATCCAGATAACTGGATTACGGTTATATTCAAAAAGGAATCTATAAAATGAAAATTCTTGAAAGAAGGTGATTGGTATAGAAGCATGGAAGAATTTCTTTAAGGCGCTTGGTTCTTTCCTTGGGATTGTTGTACTTTTTTGTGCTACATATTTTGTATCGTGGATTACCACGATTGGTATTATCTGGCTGATTTTTAAGCTGTTAAACATCACGTTCACAGTCAAGGTCGCAACAGGTATTTGGTTGGCACTTATTTTACTTGAATGTTTCATTAAGGGCAATCGAAGTAAATAAATCAACTAGTAGGGTGGGCGTGGTGGCATGAAAGGAGCTATATGGATTATTGGTCTGTTGAAGTAATGTACTACGATGATGGGCATCAGGAATTCAATACATACATAGTTAAAGCGCAGGATCAAAATGATGCCATGAACAAAGCACATCATCGTTTTGAAAAATCTCATGACGGTATGAATTGCATGGTTCAGAATGTAGAAAAGGCAGGTAGTTAAGATGGAAGACGAAAATATCGTTTATGAAAACATCAATCCTGAAGATGACGACGAAAGATATTTTCTGACTCCTTGGGGTTGCCTTTGCTGTGCATTTGGAGATTTTAGCTTAAAACCTCCCGAAATCTCTGGAAAGATGGCTGATGCTCTCATGGATGATTTCTTTGAGATTATGGAAGCAGCGGGTATTTTAGAGAAGAATGAAAACGATGATTGTTAAATTCTTAAAACATCTTCTCCATTGGTTCCTTCCCGAATGCAGTAGATGTGGCGGTGTTATGCTTTACGATAACACTCATAGCTGTCATGATAAATGGCACTTTGTATGTGATACATGTGGTAGAGAAAAGTGGGGTGCATTATGAAAAAAATCACAGGAGTTCTAAAAGCAAAAGGATTTGAAGACTGTAATTTTGAATTCTATGTTGATGACAATATGACAGAAAAACAAATTGAGATGGAAGTCTACAAACGTGCTGGTTTTAGTTTGGACTGGACGGAAGAAAATGGTTATGAACCGTATACTGTTACAATGTATCGTAAAAAGAGGGACGAGTAATGAATTACGGGCAAACACGTGTATATGGCGTAAGCCTATCGTACTTGATGGCTAATGGTTACCGTGGTCTTTCATACTATGAGGTGCCCGCCGACAGCGAGTATGAAGCAATCCAGTATATACGCGGTCAATGGCATCGTGAGCATCTGTTTGCTACTTACGAACCAGACGCAAGTGCTCAACTTTTATATACTGATTATTGGAGTGCTTTATAAAAGTGCCGTTTTATCGTGAAATTCTATCAAATTTATAACGTAGACACGTTAAATAACAGGAGACAAAATGAAGAAGTGGACAGAAAAGCTGCTTGAAGCTGAAGGATACGAGATCCGAAATGCACAAATCAAGAATGTTAGCCTTAACATGGCCGATCATGGAGTTTTGACTTCTGATTTGACGTTAGATGGTCATGGATGGGGCGTTTGCTATGGAGGATATGTTCTTGGTAAAGGATATGTAGGAGCAAAAAACTTTAAAGGTTATGCTTCCGGCATTGAGGCCATCATGCGGATTATGGATACGGTTGGCTGTAGTACGTATGAGGGCATGAAGGGGAAATATGTCCGTGTTGCAACTAAAGGCTGGGGCAGTACAGTAAAGATCATTGGCAATATTCTTGAGGATAAGTGGTTTGATTATGAATCTTTCTTTGATGATATGAAAAACGACACTGCCGATGATAAGGGTACTGAGGTAATATGGAGAAGAAATACGTAAAAATTTTTAAATGCCGTGGATGCAATCGCGATATCATTAAAAATGATGTTGATTTATCTATTGCTGAGAAATGGACTCTTTCAGGAATGTTTCAAGATGGGTGTAAACCCGTTGAAGTGTCTGGCGGGTCTAGGCTTTCTGGACAGAACAAATTCCTGCTTCATCGGTGTGATCCAGAGAAGCTTTGTATTTGTGATTTCATTGGATGGAAAGAAATCGAGGATAAAAATGATTAACAATCCTTTTGCAGAAGAAGGTATTATCGCTTGTCAGTATTGTGGCAGCGGTGAGTACCTTTATAACGAAGATGGAAACCGAAATAGCTACTGCGGTCAGTGTGGTTCTAAGATTGACTGGCCGGAGGACGGAGACGGTTGGAAGAGTACAAATGCTGACCTGCCAAAATATGGAGTGCTGTGTCAAATCAAATATAAAGATGGCCGAGAAGATACGGCTGTTTTAAGTTCTTATGTAGGATGGCATACTGAAGGCGTATTTAATACACTTAAAGCGCCGGATTATTGGCGGTATTTAAAGGAGGATAACGATGAAGAAAGTAACACTTGAGCTTCTGGTTGATGAAAACGGAGACGAGGATATCAACCCAATTAAGAGTGAGATCGAGAGTGCTTTTCAACGTTGTTGTCATAATATAAAGTTGGTTTCATACGAAGAAGAAAGCATCGATGCACGATGGTTTTGCGTGAAAGACGTAACTCCTCCGGTCCCAGAGTACGGAATGTGTTCAGAGGATGTCATCATAAAATACAAGGACGGAACAGAAAGCGTTGCGTGCATCACATTTAATGGTGAGTGGTATGATACTGATTATTATGAGGTTGCCGATACGGTAGTGTATTGGCGATACATGACGGAGGACGAGAAGGCTATTCTATAAATAGAATTCCGCTTTTAACAGAAAGGAAAGGTATGTTTAAGACTTTCAAAAATACTGCTGTATGCGTACTTTTAGCAGCGATTATGCTAACTGGATGCAGTGCAAGTGTGAAAGACTCAGTTGAGAATGTGGCTGCAGAGAATAATTGGTTCTATCGTATTAGTGACACCCCTATGGTGTATGACAAAGATACGCACGTTATGTATTATTTATTCAGTAAATGCTTCGGAAATCAAGGCTACGGCTATATGTCTCCTTATTATAATGAGCACGGTCAGATGTGCTATTACGTTGATGGTCAGATTATTCCAATCGAGGAGGTGCTAATCGATGCTGACTGAGATTGTTTGGTTCGTGACCAAAGCTTATATTATTTTGCTTTTAACCGCAACTGTAATTCGCTCCGAGCAGATTCTGTATGATATTTCTACATATATTTTCCGAGGTGATAGAAAGAATGGAATGTATGGTTGCGTCGTACTGAATATTTTTATTATCGTATGTGCAAGTATGTGGGTGAGGTTTATTTGAGATGGGATATTTTGAAGATTATAGCTGGTGTGAACCAGAGGCAGAGTCTCAGGCTGACCAAATTGTATCTAGCGCAATTGAGCAACTAAAAAATCTTGTTTCTGATAGCGCTAAGACTACCATGAAAGAATATCAAGACTTGGAAACGAGAAAAATTAAACTTCAGCGTGAAGTCAATGAGCTCGAATACAAAAAACACAAGTCCGAAGAAGAACTTAAAGACCAGATTGCTTTATATAAGCGAATGGACGAACATGATTTGCCAAAAGGCTTTGTAAATAAAATCGTTGGTGCGTTGATTGGTGATTTCAAAATTGGAGACGATGCTTGGACAATAGAAGCCAAGTATAAAAGTTACGAGTGTCCATTATGTCATGGGAAAGGAGTTGTCTCTACAAGAATCAATGGAAGCATAGACCGTGATATTAAATGTCCTGAATGTAACGGATATAAAAGAGTCTCAAATCTTTCCTACTATGCACAAAAAAGAAAGATTGCAAGATTTGATATAAGGCTTAATTTTAATAATCTTAACCAAATGTGGGTAGCCGACGAAGATCACATTATTTTTTGCGACGGAGATTATAACAGGTATGTAAATGGCCTTTATAAAACTGAGCAGGAAGCAATCGATGCAGCTGCTAAGAAGAACGCAGAGGTGAGTAAGTGAATTACGCTAAAATCGTTCCATGTGATATAGCGAATGGCGAAGGAGTGCGCGTCACATTGTTCGTACAGGGTTGTGACCATCACTGCCCCGGCTGTCAGAATCCTACCACATGGGACCCGAATGGTGGTCAGCCATTCACAGATGAAACGCTCGATAAAATTGTAGATTTACTTCGACCTGATTATATTCAAGGGCTTACGCTCACTGGTGGAGACCCACTGTTACCAGAGAATAGAGAAGTTATTGAGAAAATCGTCCATCGTGTGTGGACTGAATTTCTAAGCAAAAAAGACGTCTGGCTCTGGACTGGATACAAGTGGGAAGAATTATGGAATCAAAACGGACTCGTATCTGACATCCTTGCTGATATCAATGTGCTTGTAGATGGGCCATTTATTGAATCAGAGAAAGATATCTCTCTTCCATATATGGGGAGTAAGAACCAACGAGTAATTGACATCAAATGGAGTCTTGGATATAAAGAACCGACTCTTTGGTGGACTCCAGAAAAGAAAGGAAAATAATATGAATTTTAGTGATTTTGGCTCGATGCAGAATATCACGCCTTATCGCCCCAACATTAAAATCAACAAATTGCACGACGATGTACATCTGCCGACTTATGGTTCTAAAAATGCTGCTTGTGCAGACCTGTACGCCTATATCGGTTTTGATGACGCAACGATGGTAAACAAGAATGGTGATCGCTGCATTATGATTCAGCCGCATGAGACCGTTAAGGTACATACTGGTTTACGGATGGCTCCGCCGGAAGGTTGGTATGTCGCTATCTATGCTCGCAGCGGTTTAGCAACTAAGCTTGGGCTTGCTCCTGCGAACAAAATTGGCGTGTGCGATCAAGATTACCGTGGAGAGTATATCGTTGCGTTACATAACCATTCTAATATCCCTCAAATGATTACTCATGGCGACCGCATTGCTCAGATGGCAGTTGTTCCGTTCTGGCAGGCTGATTTTGAAGAAGTTTCCGAATTGGACGAAACTGAACGTGGAGCGGGCGGTTTTGGATCTACTGGAAAACAGTAATGGAGATAATTATGGGAAAGACAATCGATACATCCGAGCTTCTGTATCGGATGGGCAAGTACGCAGAAATCGATGCTGGAGAAGAAAAACATGATGCGTTTATGCATTTTATGCTTCTTTTGACCCGCACAATTGAGAAAATGCCGAATGCTGCATTGACTCATAAAAATCCGATTGATGATGAGATTATGGGGAATCAGTACAAGCTGGCGAACGCAATATCACTGGTGACTGGTCGCACTAGAAACGACGGCTGGTATCCCACTTGGATTGGCATGACCATGAAGATTGTGCGTCTGAAGAGCGGAGAGTCAGCTGGTTTCCGGTACATTAAAGATAATGAGGGACGCGATTATCCTGGTGCAATGCACACATCTTGTGTTGTTGATTATTACATCTCAAGTGACAAGAAAAATGTTATTGTCCAGACTGAGAACACTATTTATAAATTTGAAAAAATTGAAGAGGACTAAATTATGGCTAAGTATTTTTACGTTTACAATATCGTCGGTGTCGAAGATTCTATTGTGAAAATGTTTAACACTGAGACTGGTGCGGTAGGAGAGAAATCGATTCAGAAAGATCGCATTGACGGTTTTGTCGATGGTATCAAAGCAAGTGGATATCAACTGAATGAGGAACTGGCAGACGCTGATGTGGCAGAAGGTGAAGCAAAGCGTATTCTGGCAGAGAAGATGACTGCTTATCAGGCAGCTCGCGATGACTATCACAATAAGAGTGAAACTCTGAAGAAGGTTAAAGCAAAGTACGGTATTAAGTAAGGAGAATACATAATGAAGTGTTACGCTATTGAATCTCATTACGAGAAAGAAGCTCCATTTGGAATTGCATGGCAAATAAAGCTGTTTGATGGGCATACGCTTTTGGAAGAGTACGACCACATCTTCTATAACGAGATTGCCGACTACTGCAAATGCCTTGAAGATATGGGGCTTATCGAGAATGTCGAAGTGAAACTGGACATCGAAAGCGAATTGAAGAAGCTACAGGATTTCCAGAAGAGTATCGATGAGATCACGGCGAAGGCCGCGATGCTGGAAAATCCTGCAAAAAGTGTAGAAACACCTTCTATTAGAACAAAATATTCATTCTGGTAAAAGGTAAATTTTACGGAGGATTTATGGAAGGAAATAAAATCGGTTTCCTGCAAGCGACAGACGGAATTTACAACGTAGATATTGGCGTAATAGTCTCAAACGATGCTGTTGAACTTGCATATTATAGTGATGCTCCAGATATGGAATTGAGTTCTGCAACGCTTACAAAAGAGAAGACAAAGACTTTAATTTTGTATTTGATATATGCACTTGAACAATTAGAGTAAATATGTTTTATGGGTGGGTGGGAGGAATAAATATATGAAACGGAATATCACAATAAATCAGACTCAAATTTGTAATGGCGATAACTGTACTCAAATTGGAATCATTCACAATGATGAAGTGTATACCATGCAAACGAGTTACCCGAAAAGAGAAGGTCCTGCGGAGTTTACATGCAGTATGCCTGAATAGAAACACTATTTAAAAATATCCTTTATAAGATTGTAGAAAAACTAAATAGTCTTATTGGATGGACTATAGATGCGTTTAACGATATTTGATCAAGGTGATAGTATGAAAGCACATATTCGAAAAGAAAAGAAAACGGCTCCATTAAAACTTGGCGATGGAATGTTACTTCAAGAGAAAAACGGCAAAATTTACAAAGTTTGTGACACAGTAGAATATGATGAGCTACATACAGACGATGAAGTTATCAAGGTTGCTTTATCTGAAGAAAATATGATTATTGGGACGAACTTTTTTAATACATCGTTTGTGTTTGCAGATTGAGGTGAAACGCTATGATTATGGTTGTCCAACACAAAGGAACACCAAAGAAAAAGAGATACGCTGCAAAGTTTTTATGTCCATGTGGGTGTGTCTTTTGGGCTGATGATGAAGATATAAAGTTTCCGACCTATTCTGTTATGCGAGAATATACACTGGGCTTAAAACTAGCAGAATGTCCAGATTGCGGAGAGCAAGTTGCCTCTTGCCTCCCGGAAGTTCCAAGAGAAAAGATTTTTGTGGATTGAGGTGTTAGTATGCATAAGACTGATAGTTTGAAAAATCCGGTAATCGTATTTCCATGTAAGAACTGCGGCTGCACAACTAAGATTAGAGTGGCTTCTTTTGAAAATCCTGATTTGGATATTCCTGAGAATAATGTGATTGCGTGCTATAGATGTAGAGCGGAAGTTGCTGGATCTGAGTTTATTTCTTGGAAAGAAGCAACCAAAAATATCTTTACCGTGGAGGTGCCCGATGGCAATTAAAATTATCAAACATAAAAAAGAACCAGAAAAACTGGCTTATAAATTTTTATGTGATTGCGGTTGTGAGTTTTGGTCTGACGCAGATGGCGTGATTGAAGTTAGCTCATGCGGGTGTGTTTTTCTTTATCAAACTAAATGCCCTGAATGTGGTTGTACTGTTAGTATGGTGCCGAATCTTGGGTTTAATATAATGCCTAGAAATAAGATTTTTGATGAATAAAATGTATGTTTTAAAGTGTGGTGAACGTAATGGAATTTTGGGAACTAAATCTTCTGCATGATGGGGATATAAAACGAATATGTATGTGCTCTGACGAGCAACCACTATTCGAAATGGCAGTCGATATGGCATTTAATTTATTTGCAGAAATAAATGAATGGCCGCTTAAACAAGAACATTGCCATGCTTCCGTAAGTGTAAACGACAAACTTCATTCTATTTTAGTAAAGATTAGCACACAAGACGATAATACAGTTGAACTCTGGGAGTATAAATTGGAATGTATTTATAAAGAACCTCATGAAGATAAGTCTAGTAATACCTTACTTCAAGAAGTTGCTTCTCGTGTACGAGACATTCCAAAACTATTTTATGATTGGGCAGAGAATTTCTGTTGGAAGGCGAGAAAAAATGGCTATTTGCAATAAATGTCTACATAAAGAAGTATGCGCTTATAGGAAGCAGCTAGGAGATTGCTGTACTGAATCTTGCAAAAATTTCTTTGGCTGGGTCAAGGTCATGGATGAGCGTCCGATTCTTTTAAAAGATAACCTTGTAATAAGCGATTATGGTAATTCATTTATCGGATATTACGATTACAATAAGCGAGATCGAGAGTTCTTTTACGATGTAAACGCCCTCGAAAAAATTTATGAATGCCCATCTTATTGGCTGAAAGGACTTGAATTGCATGAACAAGAACGAATCGCGAACAAAGAATATAAACAACGATTGGTGGCTCGCAAAGAAGCGGAGAGCGTACTTCAAACTGTTTCTAATGCAGACGAGAGTTGATTTCTTTGATGCTATTTGTAGAGCGTGCGATAAGATTGAGGAGTGGTGTAAAAGATGAGCTCTATCAGCACAGGACAGTACATCAATGGCCGTAATCTTTTTCTAACAACATTTGACGTAAATGACTGGCCGGACAAGCCTTTGAATAGCGAAGTTGTATATTTTACTGGTCCTCGCTACGAGCAATGTGTTATTGGAAAAGACATATTCACAAAGCTCGGCGTAGAGTTTACTGTGTGTCCGATATTTAAAAGAACATTTGGAGAATAAAGAACTAGACTTTTATGAGGTGGTGTAAAAATGCGCAAGATGTCATTAAAAGAAATGCTTAGGATGTATCATCTTATAGAACACGGTCGTTCTAAAAAGGTTCGCAAAAAGAATCATCATAGAGCAGTAAGGTATATCAACAGATTCGGCTGCGTTCCATATGATTATGAAAAATATTTATGAGATGGTGAATTAAATGAGTCTTGATAAAAATTATGTCGTTCTTGACGATGCACTGAAAACTGCACGTCAGTATTATGACGATAAAACATTTGAACATGCCGTTCGTGTTATGAATTACGTATCTGCAAACTCTGCTATTCCAGACAGCCTGAAAAATGATTGCCGTTGTTTGGCTATTATGCATGACTTGTTAGAAGACACAGACTATGATCCGAGTGGTCTGCCAAAGAATTTCAAAAAAGCACTAAAACTTCTAACGAGGCCAGACGAAGTGAATTATGATGATTATTGTGAGAAGATTCATTATTTAAACTTCAAGCGTTATGGTTTCTGTGCATGGTTTGTTAAGTTAGCCGATATGAAAGATCATTTATCACAGGTAGAGACGCTGACACCACGACTGAAAGAAAAATATTTGAGCGGATTGAGGTATTTGCTGTGAATAAAAATAAAAGTGTAAAACTCACTTTTGGAGAAAAGATCCTGTTTTTGATTATTGGCGCACTTGTTACTCTTATTGTTGGATATTTTGTATGGGCGATTGGCGACGGTATCTATCGTCATTATAATCCGATTGAGTGGACTGCCACTATTGAGGAACTGGAACCGGGCATCTACGGATATACATCTACTATGGTATCTAATATCCCAGCAGAAAATTATGAGATGCTTACGGTTCTTTGTAAGGGCACTTATATTAATATCAAAGGACATGTAAAAATTGTATTTGATGACAACTCTCCATATATCGAATATAAGTCAACCAATACTGTTAATGCTGACTCTGTAATAATTCATGTTCAAAAAGGACAGATTAAAAATAATGGAGTTAGTACAGTAACGAGGTGATTCTTATGGAAGAATTAGGGTTTTATAAAGACCAAACAGAATATTATAAAAGATCAATCGAAGATCTACTGCACCATTATACTGATAGCTGTGGCATGTGTACGGCTAATTTAGATTGCAGTGAATGCGTTGTGGATGATTTTATCAATCAGCTACGAAATATTCTGTATAGTAGTAGTGAATATAAAGGAGAAAACATATGAAGCTGCTTTTACAGTCTAATGGAGGATTTTCTGGATTCTATAGTAAATTTATTTTGATTGATACAGACCTACACAAAATGGTAAAAACGGATGGCCTCATGAAAGATGGTCTAACTGGAATAAAATATATTTGGGACTATATCGATAATGAGAAGATTCCAGATATTGATGATTTTGGTAAATCTCTTTGTCAGGATTTCAATTATGATATTTCATTACTTGAATGTTTTTTACCGACCGCCAAAGTTGTCACTAATGACTCCTTCACAATGGACGACATCAATTATGATGTTTATCTATCATCTGAAAACGTTCCGTACAGAAAGTTCAGATTGAATTCTTCATTATATCTTGAAAATGACGCTCTCAGCGCAAAACTTAGGAAACTATTTCAGACATTCTTATAAAACTTGGATTCTTAATATAAAGGAGGTTCACAATGATTATTGATTGTAAATCTATTGCGCAAGATATGAAAAATAAAATCAAGAATATTATCACAGAAATCGACTATGCTCCTATTTTACATATTTATCAAGTAGGGGACAACCATGCATCAAACGCTTATATTCGCGGCAAGCTGCATGACTGTGAAGAGGTTGGAATTGAAGCGGAGCTTATCAAGCTGCCGGAAAATATTACGGAGGATGAATTAAATAACAAGATACTAGAAGATTATAATTGGGAAGATGTGGACAGTATCATCGTTCAGCTACCTCTGCCCAAACATATCAATCCTAAGAATATCATTATTCCAGACGAACTTGACGTTGATGGTTTTAATTCTACCTCACCATTTCATCCTTGCACTCCGCTTGGCGTTATGAAGATTTTTGATTCCATCGGTTACGATCTGGATGGCAAGAATGTGCTTGTGTGTGGTCAATCTGATATCGTAGGTAAACCAATGGTTGATATGCTGATTAAACGGCACTGTAATGTGATCTCTGTGAATAGCAGCGGAAACGCTCTTCGTTATTACGCTCTCCACGACGGTCTTGTAGATATTGTCATTTCTGCGGTTGGGGAACGCGATTTTATTTCGCCGTTAGATTTGTTTAACGTAGATGTCTGCATCGATGTTGGTATCAATTATGACGAGAATGGCAAGCAGCACGGTGACTGCGCTGACGCTGTTTATGACATGAAAGATATCAATGTAACCCCTCGTATCGGTGGGGTTGGTCTTATGACACGCGCTATGCTGCTTTATAATGTATGTGTAGCAAAGTATGGTGAACATAAGATGGAAGAGGTGATTGGATGAATGAAGTCCCAATTTGGGAAAAGACGACATTGACAATCGAAGAAGCTGCGGCTTATTCAAATATTGGACAATGTAAAATCCGCGAACTTCTCCAAGATAGAAATTGCCCATTTATAATGTTTGTTGGTAAAAAGCAACTTGTTAAACGAAAAGCATTTGAAAGATACATAGAACAAACATATTCCATTTGAATATATGGCTCTGATGTGATATAATCAAATTGTCACATCGGAGCTCTTTATTTAACGTAAGGAGCTTATTATGGAAAGAAGAAAAGACAATAAAGGACGTGTTTTGAAAGAGGGTGAGTCGCAACGTAAAGATGGTCTGTACCAGTATCGTTGGACAGATAAGTTTGGAAAGCGCCGCACTATTTATTCTGGCGACTTGAAAGAATTAAGAGCAAGGACTGAAAGTTTAACAGAATCTGAAATACAAGGCATCGACCAAATAGCAAACTCGATGACGGTGAAAGAGCTCGTTAAAAAATATTCCGATCTTCATAAGCCGTCTTTAAAGGAGACAACAACAAAGAACATAGATACTTTCATGAAAATTCTTTCTGGGTGTACTTTTGCCAATAAAACAATCGCATCAATAACACCGACAGAAGCAAAAGTGTTCATGAAAGAACTGTATGATAAGGGGTACTGCTATGGTACAATAAATAACTATAAAGGAATATTACGACCGGCTTTTGAACTTGCTTGCGATGATAAAATTTTGTCAAGGAATCCTTTTAGCTTTCGACTTTCAAAAGTTGTGCCAAAAGAAAACAAGACAAAAACTATTCTGTCGAATGAACAATTTTCAAGTCTTGTTGATTTCTGCAAAAAAGATATCTATCTCAGTCAGCACGTTGATGAACTTATAATCTTATATGAGACCGGACTTCGTGTTAGTGAGTTTTGTGGATTAACCGTAAGTGACATTGATTTAGAGCAGGGAATTGTAAATGTGAACCACCAGCTTGTATATCTTCATGGAGAGTTCTCAATCCAATCTCCAAAAACAAAAAGTGGTGTACGCATCATACCAATGTCGCAAAAAGCCAGAGAAGCATTTTCACACATTATAAGTACAAGACCACAGCTGGATGAAGAGCCGAGCGTAAGTGGATATTGTGGCTTTCTACAAGTCAGTTACAAAAACAGCCCTCGTTCAGCAGTTAGTGTTGAATCAAATGTGCGACAAGCTATAAAGAGATACAATAAGGTTAATCCGCAAGAGCAACTTCCAACTGCAATCACACCTCATACTTTAAGGCATATGTTCTGCACCAGAATGGTAGAATCTGGGATGAACATTAAGGCTGTCCAGTATGTGATGGGACACAGTAAAGTCAATATGACATTAGATGTTTATAGTCATGTAGATGCTGAAAAAGTAGTTGCGGAGTTCCGAAAGATGATTCAGTGATTTTATATACTTTATAAGAATGAATTGTCAACTTCCTATAAATTGGACATTTTTTACTACACCAGTTACTACACCACTTTTTCAAATCTGGTATGACATAATATAACGGAATATAAACTAGACGAGCACGCAATAAAGAGCGGTAGAAAAGCAAGAAGAAGAAAAATAACGAATTATCGTTACGAACACAAAAACAAACAATAACTCAAGCGAAAATATGTGCAAAGCGTAAAAATTACAAAAAAATTACAATACCCTATTGCAAAATGGTTTCAAAAGAGTTACAATATGGTTACAGCAAGGGCAAAGACCCAAGGCTGTGTGTGAAATCTTTTTCTTCTTGTTTTTGGGATACTGGGCGCGGATCCTCCTCCTCCGGCTGTTCTCCTTCACAGCTATGATCCATGCGCCGCACAGGCAGTGTCCCGCTTCGTGTGCAAAAGGGCTCGTCCGGTGTTCCGGACGAGCTTTTTTGCATTCTGTAAGCTCTGATTTGCCTGCAAAAGTGATACTTCAAAAATCAAAGTATGACCAATGCGGGAAAACGCTTGGCAATTTGTCTGTTTTTCCGCAAAGGACAATTATAAAGTTTGGCGCGGCAGGGGTTTGTATTCTTGCGGGCTTTGTGGTAAAGTATATACAATCAATTTATAAGCAGCAAACATGAATGATTTTGATGCTGATTTGTATCGGATGCGTTAAGAGAAAAGGAGTTTGATTATGGCTTATTTCTACGAAGAACCTTCCCGCACCTTTGGCGAGTACCTGCTGGTCCCCGGCTATTCCTCTGCGGAGAATGTGCCTACGGCGGTCAGCCTGAAGACCCCGCTGGTCAAGTACCGCAAGGGGCAGGAGGAGTGCCCGCTGCAGATGAATATCCCCATGATCAGCGCCATCATGCAGTCGGTCTCCGGCGATAAGCTGGCCATTGCACTAGCTCGTCAGGGCGGCGTTTCCTTTATCTATGGCTCTCAGAGCATCGAGAACGAGGCCGCTATGGTGCGCCGCGTCAAGAGCTTCAAGGCCGGTTATGTGGTGTCCGATTCCAATCTGGCTCCCACTGCCACCCTGCATGACGTGCTGGAACTGAAGGCACGTACCGGTCACTCCACCATTGCCATCACTGCCGACGGTACTCCCAATGGCAAGCTGCTGGGCATCGTGGCTTCCCGCGATTACCGCATCAACCACACCCCGGACGACGCCTGCGTCACCACCTTTATGACCCCCGTTGAAAAGCTGGTCACCGCTCCGGCCAACACCTCCCTGCACGACTGCAACAACATCATCTGGGACAACAAGATCAACACCCTGCCGCTGGTGGATGCCGAGGGCAATCTGGTGTATATGGTGTTCCGCAAGGACTACGACTCCCACAAGGCAAACGTCAACGAGCTGCTGGATAAGAACAAGAGCTACGTTGTGGGTGCCGGCATCAATACCCGCGACTACGCCCAGCGCGTGCCCGCACTGGTAGAGGCCGGTGTGGATGTGCTGTGCATCGACTCCTCCGAGGGCTACTCCGAGTGGCAGAGCCGCACCATCGGCTGGATCCGCGAGCACTACGGCGACACCGTCAAGGTGGGTGCCGGCAACGTGGTGGACGCCGAGGGCTTCCGCTTCCTCGCTGAGGCTGGTGCAGACTTTGTGAAGATCGGCATCGGCGGCGGCTCCATCTGCATCACCCGCGAGACCAAGGGCATTGGCCGTGGTCAGGCTACCGCTGTTATCGAGGTTGCCAAGGCTCGTGACGAGTACTACAAGGAGACCGGCATCTATGTGCCCATCTGCTCCGATGGCGGCATCGTCCACGACTACCACATCACCCTCGCACTGGCTATGGGCGCAGACTTTGTGATGCTGGGCCGCTACTTTGCCCGCTTTGACGAGAGCCCCACGAACAAGGTGCGCATCAACGGCCAGTATATGAAGGAGTACTGGGGCGAAGGTTCCAACCGTGCCCGCAACTGGCAGCGCTACGATCTGGGCGGCTCCACCAAGCTGAGCTTTGAGGAGGGCGTGGACAGCTATGTGCCCTACGCAGGCCCTCTGGCGGACGGCGTGCAGACCACCCTGTACAAGGTCAAGAGCACCATGTGCAACTGCGGCGCTCTGTCCATCCCCGAACTGCAGCAGAAGGCCAAGCTGACCGTTGTTTCCTCCACCTCCATCGTGGAGGGCGGCAGCCACGACGTTGTGCTGAAGAACGCCACCCCCAGCATTATGAACGGCTGAGCCTGATTTATTTGTTATAAGCGCAGAGACCGCTGCACAGCGTTTGTGCAGCGGTCTTTTTGCGCGAAAATACTTGCACAGGCAGGGAAATCGTGCTATCATGATAGAAACGCTCTGTCATGACAGGGCGGCAGATCCCCCTGCCGGGCAAGCGGCAGGCGGCGCAGCGGGGAAGACCCCCGCGCCGGGCATAAATAGAGAGGAAAACGTTCATGAACGAGATCAAGGTCGAGCCTTATATCCCTGACGAGGACTACGATAACCCCGCGATGGTGGTGGATTTTTACGAATTCACCATGGCAAACTGCCTGTTCCTGCATGGCTTTAAGGATACCACGCTGGTGTTTGATATGTTCTTCCGCAAAAACCCGGACAATCAGGGCTATTCCATCAGCGCAGGCCAGCGCAAGCTGACCCGCTTTTTGCTGGACTATCACTTTAATGAGCAGGATATCCACTGGTTGCGCACCAAGGGTATGAGTGAGGAGTTCTGCGAGTATCTGCGCACCTACAAGTGGAAGGGTGATATGTACGCCCTGCCCGAGGGCACGGTCTGCTACCCCCATGTACAGATGGTGCGCATCGAGTGCGATCTGGTGGGCGCGATCCTCATCGAGACCTACTTGCTGCAGACCATGAACTTCCATAGCCTGATCGCCACCAAGGCCACCCGCGTTACCGGCCTGAACACCCACACCCCCCGCAGCGTCATGGAGTTCGGCACCCGCCGCGCACAGGGCGAGAGCGCTGGTAACGATGGTGCTTACGCCGCAGTGCTGGGCGGCTGCATCGGCACGGCCAACTGTCTGGCCGAGATGAAGTTCGGCGCAGAGGTCAAGGCCGTGGGCACCGTGGCGCACAGCTTTATCGAGTTTTTCCCCACCGAGTTCGATGCGTTCAAGGCCTTTGCTGATACCTACCCGGATTCGGTCAGCCTGCTGCTGGATACCTATAATATTATGGAAAGCGGCCTGCCCAACCTGATCAAGCTGGACGATTATCTCATTGAGAAATATCCCAACGATCCCAACCGCCGTGTTAAGAGCGCCCGCATCGACTCTGGTGACCTTGCCCGCGGCTCCAAGCGGCTGCGCAAGGCACTGGATGCCGCCGGCAAGCCCTACATCAAGCTGGTGGCCTCCAACGGTCTGGACGAGAAAAAGATCGCCAATATGGAGCTGTACGAGCACGCACACTTCGATTCCTACGGCGTGGGCGAAAACCTCATCACCTCTGCCTCCGACCCCGTGTTCGGCGGTGTGTACAAGCTGGTGGCGGTGAAGAAGCCGGACGGCAGCTACACCCCCAAGATGAAGTGCTCGGACTCCGCCAGCAAGGCCATCATCCCGGGCAAAAAGATGCCGTGGCGTCTGTACGACGAAAACGGTCAGGCGCAGTGTGACCTGATTGCCATGGACGGCGAGGTCATCGAGGCCGGTAAGCCGGTCACCATGGTCAATCTGGACTCGGACGCCATCGAGCGCACCATCACCTTTACCCCCACCGCTGTGCGTCCGCTGCTGGTGCCGCATATTCTGGGCGGTAAGCTGGCCATTGAACTGCCCTCTATTGCGGAGAAGAAAGCCTATATTGCAAAGCAGCTCACCGAGGAAACTTGGGAGAGCGAGCTGCGTCTGGAGTGCCCCCACAAGCACTACGTCAATATGACCCCCGCAGTGGCCGAGTGCCGCTCCCGGATGTACGCCGAGCTGCACGGCGGCAAGGTGTAAGCAGCACCGAATAAGCGGTTTTTCTTGACAAAGTACGGAAACTATTGTATCATAAATATCGCTGAATTTCATGTTACTTCAAGTGACGGCAAGTCATTTGGATGACATTTTACCTCACACCTGTTATTCCCGGTTCCCTCCCAAGCCAGAGGGCAGCAGGGCTTTGTAAGCCGGGTTTGCGCCGCTGTGGTGAAATTGGCAGACACGAGGGACTTAAAATCCCTTTCTGGAGACAGAGTACGGGTTCGACCCCCGTCGGCGGCATCGGAAAGCCTAGAATTATTCGTTGATTCGAATGATTTTAGGCTTTTTCTTTTTGTTCCATTTTCTGGAAGTGTTGAGCGGGCGAGAGGGATTTTTCGCGAAAAAAGGAGGAGTCTCTCTCGTGCGTAACCGTGATTTAAGACCCGCTGCCAAGGCAAATCCCACCATCCAACAGGCCTTTGAAAGGTTCCAAAAGTACAACCGGCTCAAGAACCTCTCCCAAGGCTCGCTCGACTTCTATGCCGCAAAAGGTAGGAGCTTCTTTCGGTTTCTGGGGGATACAGAACAGCCCATCCATACCATCACAGAGGAAACGGTGGAGGATTATATCTTCTATATGAAGGACCAGCAGCTCCACGATACGACCATCAATACGAACCTCCGCATGGTGCGTGCGTTTTTGTACTGGTGCATGGAAAAAGGCTATCTGGAAAAGTATCCCATTCGACTGGTGCGTGCCGATGATCCGATCAAGGAACCCTATACCACCGACGAGCTGCAGAAGCTGCTGAAGGAACCGGACTGCAAGACCTGCTCCTTTGCCGAATACCGCAACTGGGTCATTGTCAACTTCCTGCTTGGTACCGGCTGCCGTGCGTCCACGCTGCTCAACCTGCAGATCGGAGATTTGGACCTTTCTGCCGGGACAGTATTTTTCCGCCACATGAAGGCGCGTAATCAGCAGATCGTACCGCTCTCCAAGGCACTGGTCAGGATCATGGAGGAGTATCTGGAGCATCGCAGCGGCGACCCCACAGCCTGCAAAACAGTACATCACAGATCTTGTTGGCGAGGATTACAAGAACTGGCATGGGATCGTGGTGCTTGATGCGGGCACGAACTCCGGCAAGACCTATTTTATTCTGAAGACATTGCTGCCGTGGGCATATGAACATCGTAAGCGTATCCTGATCCTGTGCAATCGCGAAGCTCTGCGCAACCAGATCGAGCGCGATGTGAACCGTTTGGGGAGTATAGAGGTATCCTACGAGGACTATGATCCCGCGCTTGGAGGAATTGTTGACAAAACCGCCATAGATAACAAGTATGAGCACACCATCTGTGTTGAAACATACCAGTGGCTGGAAACCTTCCTGCAAAGGAATGAAGATGCCGCCAAAACTTATCTGAGATCGTTTGATTGTATCGTGTCAGACGAGTATCACTACATGGTAACAGATGCCAGCTTCAACGATCATGTGGATGCAAGCTATGAGGCTATTAAAGAGCTTTGGACAACGAAGACCTGTATCTTTATGAGCGCTACCGCCCGCCCCTTCTTTGACTATTGGGAGCTGCGGAATATGATCCCGGAGGGACAGCACTATCGTCTGCCGATGGATTATCGGTTTGTGTCAAGCGTGAAATTCTTTTACCGTGACGATGACGAATTGGATATCATCCGCCGGGTACAGCCGGGAGAAAAGATCCTCGTTTTTGTGAATACCATCGCCAAGCTACGAAAACTGCGGGACACTCTGAAAGCAGATGGTATAGAGGATGTGGTGTGCCTGTGCTCCAAATACCGTCAGGAAGCGGAGGAATTTGACAAACTGGATGATGTGCTCGTGGGCAATGTTCTGCAGCATCAGGTTACACTGACCACAACGACCCTCTATAATGGTGTGGATATGAAAGACCGTGCGCTGAAATATATTGTCAGTGAACTGTGGAACCCGCTCGTTAATGCGCAGATCCTTGGCCGCAAACGTCCCTTGGATGAGGGGGATACCTGCGCGGTATATTTGCTGCATTACCCCAAAGAACGTCTGGAAGGAGAACTTAAAAAATCGAGAAGTATCAGCTGGAACCGGTCAAGGCATATCGAAAATGGTTTGATGATAGGAAGGCATGGAAGGCATACCTGCATCAGCCTGAAACAGTGGAAATACTGAAAAAAAGCCATACAGTCGTTCTGGACCCACGGGAAGGTGAATACTGCTGGCGGAAGCGTGCGACCTTGCAGGCTCGTGTAGAACGTGTTTTCCTGCTGCAAATGCTCGAACAGGGGTATCAGACAGAGCTGCTGAAAAAAATCGATGAAAGCCTGCTTGCAAAAGTAGAGCGCCTTGACCCGCCGCTGCTGCTTGCATATCTGGATGCCCATCTGAATGAGGAACGCTACTATGAAGACTGGCAGAAGATCTTCTTTGAGCTGGGGCACATCTACAACAAGGCAGATGGACACGCTGAAAAATCGTTGCCAAGCTATACCTTTGCACGTCAATGGCTGCAGCACTATGGATATGATTTACAGAAGAGACGTGTAACAAGTGGAGAACTGCGAAATAAGAACGTTTGGTGGGTCACAAAGCAGTAAAATGCGCACAAAATTCACTATACTATATAGCAAAGTGAAAAATATGCGCACCAAGACCGCTTCTTGATTGACTTTATTTGTTTTTTTTTGCGTGGTTGTGTTGGCCGAGTGCTTCTTGAACGGCCGAAGCATGAGGACGGGACAGAAACGCTCGGTTAACATGATCACGCCAACGTAAATCTTGACTAAGCGAACCTGTGAGCTTTTTCAAGATTGGAGTTGATCTAAATGGTATGAGCGCCAGCGAATACCTTCCTCTTTATCAATCCTTCACCAATAGGACGCATATCAGAAATGGGCGACGATTTGATCAGAGTGAAATATCTCAAATAGTTGAGAAAAACATCTGTTGCGGTGTGATTCTGTCTGACTTTGATACCATTAAAAAGTATACCTCGAACGGAATATATCGTGTTACCGTATAATATAAGGCCGCTTACACTGTGGACACCGTTTTCGTGGCGGAATTTCAAGCTGTCAAAAGGGAGTCGCATTCCACGACCACCCCGCAACATGGCTCAATTTGAGCTAGGTTCAGAAGTTCAGTGGTCAAAACGACTGACGAGAATCATATTCTATCGATGATACGATCAATGAACGTTATCCAAATCGGTAAAAGTTCAACAGTCCTCAAAATGAGGACAGTTCAATAGCGCTCAAATAAAGGTGGTAGATGGTCGCAGTAGCCCTCGATTTGAGGGGTGCACAAAACTCCGCATAGTACATGACGGCTTTCTATGATGCCACGCAAGTTATGATGGATAATTTTACGGTATTTCGCTTTTTTGCGATTAACTGTTACCAACTTGGTAACGGTTGAAATTGAATCAAGACGCAAAAACACCCCACTGCTCGATATAGAGTAGCGGGGGTGTTTGTTGTTGAGGGGTGCTTATTTTAGAATAGAGAGATCGTCATAGCGGGCGACACCATTATAGAGCAGCTCGAGCATGGTCACGGCAGAGGGGCGACCATTCAGAGGATAGCCAGCCAGCTCCTGAACGTGATCGGGGCAGAGATACCATGCAACCTTGGATGCCCGGCGGCGTGAATCGGCAGGGGATAGGAGCACGGCGGCAGGGTGTTTGACTATGATATATACAGTCTATAAGGGCGTTGGTTGTGGGATGCGGGCTGTAGCGAGGAATCTCCATGACACCGCGCAAGCTGTACACCGTTGTTTTACGCACCTTCGTGATTCATCCCTCAACATGGGACATTTTGTCCTTGGTTGAAAGAGGGACGAGACGTATCTGCGTATGATTTCCGACCTGTGTAATCAATTTGATTAATGAGCTCAATGCGTCAAGATATGCTTTGTTGCACAGATGCAATCGACGTAAGTGACTCCATACAAAACGGTATGTACTTGATGGATGCCTAGAATGTCACCTGTGCATGAAATTGCGCTGGTTTCCAAGATGGCCCAAAATGAGCTATATTCCAGCTTTGGAAGATAGGTGGATTTTACATCTCCAACGCAATATTACCCTCAACTTTTATCAAATTGATAGCTGTTGAAAGGGAAGCAAGGTGTCTGTGTGGTTTCTGAGCTCATTATCCGTTGCAGCAAAGGCCGCAAATCCGCCGGGATGTTTGCTGTCTGATATTAAACGCCGCTCTTTAAGTTCACTTCTTGACCGGATACCAAGTAAAAAAGAGCCCTGCTACTCGTGCTGAGCGGCAGAGCTCTGTTGCTATAGGAAATGGTGGTTGGCGTCAGCGTTCAATGATCTCAGTGGTAACTTTCATTTGACCTTTGCCAAAAAGTCCGGGATAGCCAAAATCAGCCAAATCCTTGAGCTTCTGTGCTTTTTCTCGTGTTTCACGGTAATCTTCACGAAGCAGAGTATCTCCATTTTCATCATGGAATACCGTTTTGACAACGAATTTATTTTCAGCCATAAGCTTACCTCCTGCTGCTGACAGAAGTGGTGACGATGGGCGTGATGTCTATTACCGCAGCTTTCTCATATATGCTTGGGACGTCCTTTTCTGGCTCTCGTAGAAGGTAACGCCAGTAACATCATCCACAACCAGATCATCATAAGGGATGCCCTTTTTATTCAGGTGGTCAATGAACCAGCGCTTTTTCAGATAGCACCACGGGGTTGTGCTGAGGTCGCCGTAACTCGATGCAGGCCGCTCACATACGTTGTAGGTTTTGCCGCAGATGCTCCACCATTCTTTACGCACCCGCTCCCGCATTTGCAGGACCTCAGAGGTGCCGTGAAGGCCATGCTCTTCGCCATACTGATAATCTGCCTTCTTGATTTTTGCGTTCTGTCCCGCGCTGACTGCACCAGCTGCACCAAGACCCAACATGCCTAAAAATAACGAAAAAACGCCTGCCATAATATTATCCTCCTGTGTTTTGAAGTGTGCTTGCTTTGCTGTACCTGAAGTCTACCAAACGGTGCGTCCGATAAGATGGACTTACAAGTGTGCTGTTAAAAATATGGAGCATTGTGGCTGCCGTCGCGCGGACTGATGGATGACCGCACTATCGCAGGCAAAAAGTCTCCGGTAAGGTCTCCGGTGGCGGGGAGCACCTCACTCCGTCAGCCCCAACAGATAATCGGTCGACACCTGATAGAATTGGGCGAGCTGGATCAGGCGGGGAATCTCGGGGCATTTGTCATGCTCCCATGCGTAGACTGCCCGGCGGGTCACACCCATGGTTCGGGCAAGGTCGGTCTGGGTATAGCCGTGCGTCAGGCGCAGGTGCTGCAAGCGTTCTGATATAATGGTCATGGCTGCTCTCCTTCAATATAATGGGCGTCCTCTCACAGCCCGGCGGATCTCTGTCTTTACGAGTGCACTTCTAAAAAACGTCAAGGGTAATGGTACCGCCTTCTTTGGTGATGATCTTATACTCGGTGGACTGGATATCTCGCAATACCGGCTTTTCAATACTCAGGATGCTGGCAAGGGGGATGGAAAGCATGGTGTGTCCGGCCATGAAATGCAGCTCTGACTTGTTCCGGTGCGTGTGCAGCTGGATGTCTTGGAACGCGATGTCTGCCCCCCGGAAAAAACGGCGCACCCACTGGTTTTGCACTCGGATATCTCGGCAAGAAAGGTGTCAATAGCGATTTTATAAGTATCCATGAGGAGCCTCCTGTAATTTTATATATAGCACTACTCTCACTCGTGCCCTCGCTCTCTGTCCTGCTATGATTTAGTCAGCCTTCACGAACAGCTCCATGCAGTCCGCACAGATGACCCGCACGTCCTTGGTGCTCCGGATGATGGTACCGCACTTGGGGCATACCCACCGCCGGGTGCTGCTCTTTGCCTTGGGAGGTTTCGGCGCGCCGGTCTGACTGCTGCCGGGTGCCTTGCTGCCTGCTCCGGTGCCTGCCATATCCGACCACGCCAGCCGTTCGCCCATCTGGATATCCTGCCAGCCTTGGAAGATGATAAAGTCCAACAGCTCCTCGGATGGGCTCGTGATGGTCCAGCCGTATTTCTCGTGGTGGTCGACAGTCAAGCCGTGTGCCTCGGCCTGCTCCTTAAAGCGCCGGTTGTGATAGACCCCGTTGTTGCTGGTGTCCTTGATGCCGGTCTCCATGCAGTACTCGTGCACCATCTCATGCAGCAGGGTGGAAGCGGTCTCCTCAATGGGACGGTCAAGGGTAGCCGATGAAATGTTGATCTCGTACTTGTTCTCACCGCCTGCCTGCCAGACCTTGGAGCAGGTGATATGACCATAGGCGGACGGGGTCTTTTTCAGGCTGATGATGGGCTCGGGCAGCTTGCCTGCAAAGTAGTGCTTGTTGAGCTCGCGGAACATCTTTTTCAGTTGACCAGCAGCGCGGGAGGTTTTGACAGTCTGTTTCATGATTTTTCGAACCTTTCTATTGATAAAAAAGGCCGGGACAGGTATAATATTGGTGTAGCCCGCCCCGGCGGGTGTACGGCAGCTCTGTACAACGTCAGCTTTGGTCGGTCGGCGCTGTATGGGGCTTTTTTCGGGTGATATCAGGTAATGCTCAGGCGGGTGCCGGTGACAGTTTTGCTGTACTGGTCGTACAGGTCGGGCGCTACGGCCTTGATGGCTTTGCTGTCCAGTCGGGTGCTGGAGAAATCAGACAGGCGGACTTTGTGGCAGCCTACTTCCAGATAGTTGGTGGAGCGCTCAGCCAGTGCCTCGCGAATCTGGATCTTCAGCTGTTCCTGTTCGGCCTGTGCGGCCTCGATCAGTTGGGCGGCCTCCTTGTACTGCTCGACAAGGGTCAGTAAAACGTTGATACTCATGTGTGTACCTCTCTTCAAATCGTTGGTGAATGGTCGGATGTGAGAACCGGTGTTCCCGATGGCATGAGTATAAACTATTCACGGGAATATATCAAGATGGAATGTTGTACAATGATTTGGGCGTTAATTTGTGCAAATGGTATATTCACGAGAATAGGCAACAGATGCTATAATAAACACTATAATGTACGGGAGGAAAAAATCAATGGCAAAGACGAGTGCAGCACAACAGCGTGCAGTTCACAAATATGTGAAAAATAATTATGACCGTTTGGAGCTATCGGTGCCCAAAGGAGAAAAAGCAACTATCCAGCAGGCAGCGAAACAGGCGGGGCAAAGCGTAAACGCCTATATCTACGAAGCTGTATGTGCCAGAATGCAGCAGGAAAACGCCATGTCAGACACCCCGGGGGTAGTTAAAAATCTAGAAGGGGACACTGACTCGGTAGAATGAGATAGTTGTTCCATCTCCCCAGACCTGATTAAAATCTAGCAGCAGAAGGCCTCTGTCTTTCACAGAAATGTGATCGGCGGGGGCCTTTTTAGCGTAAAAAATAGCCTGACCCAGAGCAGGTGGTAGCTGCAGTGACGGGATGCAAGTTATACCTATATATAATAGGGGCAGCAGGGAAGAGAGTAAAAATTATGTAGTACTGTGCGATATACCTCGTCAGGACTCCTGACTGATGTGACGGCATGAACTGGTTTTTCCGCGCGAGGGGGCGTTCTATTTAACGGTTGTCATTACATCGGAGCGGCTATCACACCTGACTGCACTCTCCAGCGCCTTGGACAACTATATGACCACACATTTTGTCCATCGATGATTTCATCTGGAGTTTTCATGCGAAACTGGGCAATGTGCAAAAAAAGTTCTGGCTGAATCGCATTTTTTTCTAAAGCATGGATGGATACATTTCCTCGGATTTCTATTGATTCCCAGATATAACTATGATAGAGTAATAAGAGAATTCAGACGGCCACGTAGAAGAACTGGTATCCTCTGTTTTGTGATGGAAGGATACGCCTTGATTGCGGTAAGGAGGTGAATCCAGTGGGCTTATGTCTGTTTGCGAATAATCATGTGATAGATCATGAGGAAACCCGAATGATAGATCAAAATAAAAAGCCCACTGCTGTTTCCCTTGCTGGCGTGATGCGCAAAGGTGAAAATGAAGTGGGCTTGTTGAGGTTCTACAAAAATGTGAAATATTGCATACTGGAAGCAATGCATATGCGGCGCTTGAGCTGTAGCATGACGTTCTGGCTTTCATTACGGCCACATTGCATTTGAAATGACCTTGGGCGAAGCTGTCGTCCGAGGGCTTTTGCTTGCCCGGAGATCAGGAATAACGGTCTGCCGGTTTTAGGAAAAGAGGAATGGTTATCTAAAAGGAAGGTGCTTGCTGGAACGGTGTGAGTTAAAGGGATTAATTTATAGCAGTTTGTGTTTTTAATGCGCAAGCAGCATCCGCAAACTGCATATCGCAAATATGCCGTGTTGATAGGGCACTATTTCTGAAAATTGCGATAAAACGAATGACGATAAGAAGTGCATAGACAAGGATTTATGTGAGGAGAAAAAATGGCTACGAATACTGTTGGAATCGATAAGGAAGTTGAAGTTGACCGAAAGGAAAATCTGCGGGATCACCGTGCATATTGGATTGGGCGTCGGACGCAAGACGTGATCCTGTCATCTCTGGCGCTGGTGGTACTGTCGCCTGTCATGCTGGCTACGGCTATCGCAATTGTGGTGGACGACCCATCTGCGGGTCCTGTTTTTAGTCAGGAACGCATCGGCCGTAACGGAAAGCCCTTCAAGTTCTATAAGTTCCGCTCCATGTGCCCCAATGCAGAGGCAAAACTGGACGATCTGCTGGATCAGAACGAGATGGATGGTCCCGTGTTCAAGATCAAGGACGACCCTCGCATTACCCGTGTGGGCAAGTTTATCCGCAAGACCAGCCTCGATGAGCTGCCGCAGCTGTGGAACATCCTGAAGGGTGATATGAGTATCGTGGGTCCCCGCCCGGCACTGCCCCGCGAGGTGGAGCAGTACGGCGACTACGAAAAGCAACGCCTGTATGTGACCCCCGGCCTGAGCTGTTACTGGCAGATCGCCCCGCATCGCAATGACCTCTCTTTTGAAGAGTGGATGGATCTGGACGTGAAATACGTCAAGGAGCGCAGCTTCTGGGTGGACTGGAAGATTATTTTTAAGACCTTCAAGGTGTGTCTGCTGGGGCGTGGAGAGTAAAAAATAGTACATGGAAGGAATACGGTTGGAGAGACGAGATGGAGAAAGACCTTAGAATTGCGGTATTTGGACAGAAGCGATTGTCGAGAGAGGGCGGCGTAGAAATCGTTGTAAAGGAGCTGTGCACGCGGATGGCACAGCAAGGCTGTCAGGTGACCTGCTATAACCGGTCAGGGCATCATGTGAGCGGTGCAGAGTATGACGATATCGATAACGCGAACTATGAGGGAATCCGGCAGAAGTACGTTCCGACGATAGAAAAGAAAGGGGCTAGAGATATAATACGCGGCTGTCATAATAGGGACAAGGGTACGGCAGAGAATGAAAGGCTCCGCAACCTGAAGTTCATATTTTCTTACCCGAAGAATGAACGACTGATCTTTCTGAGCGGCAGAAATGCCGCACAGGAAGAAATCTCGACCATGAGGG